TTAATGCGTGACAAAGTCATGGCTAACGATATATGTAAAGACTTAATAATTAATTCACAAACTGAATACGAAAAGCCTGGGATAATAAATATGTTCAATAACAACTGGAAAGGTAAAGCTGATATTGTTAATCACGAAGAAAAACTAGTTATTGATTTAAAAACAACAGCTGATATTGACAAGTTTCAATGGTCAGCTAGCAAGTTTAATTATGACTCGCAGGCATACATATACAGTAAACTATTTGGCTATGAATTTTTATTTATAGTTATAGACAAAAACACTCATCAAATCGGTATGTTTGACTGCTCACCGCAGTTTTACGAACGAGGCGAAGAAAAGGTACGTAAAGCAAGTGAAGCTTATGACTTGTTTTACAAGACCAAGGACTTTGATCCTAAACAGTATTTCATAAGCAAAACTTTATAAAATTAAATTATGCCAAGAACTAAATCAAAAATATGTAGTGTAACTGGTATGAAAACTAGTGCTAACAATTTTTACGCAAATCAAAACCACGTAAAAGCTGTTGACAACATTAGAAGAACAACTGGTGCTACTAAAGATCAATTAACAAGAATGTTTAACCAAATAAATAATTATTAATGGCAAGTATTATTAAAACAAGTATTAACCTAAACGAAATACCGAAAGACAAGATCTATGTAGGTAAGAAAGGTAAATACTTACCAATTACAATTACACTGAACAACGAGCCAGATCAGTTTGGCAACCAAGGTCCAGTTGTAGTTGAGCAAACTAAGGAAGAAAGAGATGCTAAAGCACCTAAGACTTACCTTGGTAACATTAAAGTAGTATGGACTGATGGCAACAACGTTGACAGAGTTCCAATGGATAATCAGCCAGCTCCTGCTCCTGCACCTGCTGCTGATGACGACTTACCGTTTTAAATATGCAGACAACAGAGATCAATGGATTTGTTATTGACGCGTTCAATCAACATGGCCTAAAAGAAGGCGCATCACAAGGTATATGCCCGTTATGCTCTCACACTAGGAAACCCAAAAATCAGAAAGCACAATGTGCTAGCTATGACTGGGAACGTGGTCTCGGTACCTGTCACAACTGTGATACTAGTTTTCAACTTCATACTTACCAACGCAAGGGCAGTAGCGAACGTGTCTATGTTAGACCGGATACGCCGGCCAACTTCAACGAGGTAAGTACGAACGTTGAAACGTGGTTTGGTACAAGAGGTATATCAAAACAAACTTTACGTGACTTAAAAGTTACTGAAGGCCCTGAGTTTATGCCTCAGACAGGTAAACAAGAAAACACCATACAGTTTAATTATTTTATGGGTGATCAATTGATCAACGTAAAATACAGAGATGGTAGAAAAAACTTTAAGCTTTACAAAGGTGCTGAAAAAGTATTTTATAACATTAACAGTATTGTAGGTTATGATGAATGTGTTATTGTTGAAGGCGAAATGGATGTGTTAGCATTACATGAAGCTGGCATTACTAATACTATTTCAGTACCTAATGGAGCTACGTTAAACAACAACAACTTAGATTATCTTGATAACTGTATTGATTACTTCGATGACAAGACAAGAATAATACTAGCTGTTGATGCTGATGAGCCCGGCCAAATGTTAAAGCAAGAGCTTGTACGTAGGCTTGGCGCTGAAGTTTGTTTTCTTGTAGATTTTAACGGCGAGAAAGATGCAAACGATTATTTAATACAACACGGCGCAGAGTTACTACGCAATGCTATACACAGCGCACGCCCTGTACCGTTAGAAAATGTATCAACTTTAAAAGATGTAGAAGATGAACTTAGAGACTTTGTTAAAAACGGCTTCAAGCCTGGGTACCAGATCGGTATTGAAAACTTCGACAAGATTTTTTCTACTTACACTGGGCAGTTTATTACTGTCACTGGCATCCCTAGTTCTGGTAAGTCTGACTTTGTTGACCAAATGGTTGTTGGTTACAATAATAATTATGGTTGGAAAACTGCGTATGCTAGTCCAGAAAATCAACCAGTATATCTCCACGCGCACAAGTTAATGCGTAAGCATTGGCAAGACATGCCACGTGTAGGTGATATTGGCGGTGATAAATGGCAAAACGTAACAGATCATGTTAATGACAACTACTTTTTTATTGACATGGATAAATACAGCTTAGAGTCTGTACTACGTAAAGGCGCTGAGCTTGTTAAACGTAAAGGTATTAAATGTTTAGTCCTTGATCCGTTTAATAAAATTAGAGATGTCGATGCTAAGTCAGATGATGTAAACCGTTACACAATGGATTACTTAGCTAAGATTGAGGCTTTTTGTAAAAAATATGATGTGTTAACTTTTATTGTAGCGCATCCAACTAAAATGTATAAAGGACAAGATGGTAAAATTGAAGAACCAACAATGTATAATATCAAAGGTGGCGGTGAGTGGTATGACGCATCATATCACGGCCTTCTCGTACACAGGGATTATGATGCAAAAACTACTAAGGTTAAAGTCCTTAAAGTTAAGTTTCAAAACCTTGGTGAGAACGGTGCTGAGGCACATTTTACGTGGGAGCCTCGCTCTGGTAGTTTTGTACCTAATGAACCTGTTGTAGAGGACGCTGGTCCTATGCCCTGGGAAGCATAATGGCTTTTAAACGTTGGAAAAAGTCACCAAGCAGAAAAGTACCTGTTAGAATGTGGGACAACAATGAAATGAAAATTGTTGGCTGGTGTATAAACAAAAATATAAAAATAGGTATAACTCCTGACTGGAAACACGATTTAAGCAAATGGCAGATAGAAATATCTATAAACAATAACACACATATAGACCCTAAAAGATATGATGATGAAAATGTTTTAGATAAATTATACGAATACTATAAATACTATTATGATAAACACAATAAATAATAAAAAGTTTGAAACAGCAAACGAAGCATACGAATATGTATTTGATAAGATAATACGTTACGGTACAGACTTCGGAGATACAAAGGCCCTATTTAATGTAGGGTTTTATATTCTTAACCCTCTTGCAAACGCTATTACAAACAAAGAACGTAAATGGAATCACGAATATGCAGAGGCTGAGTTTAAATGGTATTTATCTGGCGATCGTAATATAACTAAGCTAGGTAAAATATACGGTAAAATACCACCGATATGGATTAAAATGGCTGATGATGAAGGTAACGTACTATCTAACTATGGTTGGCAATGGAAACGTAAAGCACAACTAGACAACGTGGTACGTAAACTAAAGTTAGATAAAGATACTAGACAAGCATGTATATCTATATACGATGGTAAAGAAATGTATAAGTATGATAACGATACACCTTGTACTTATGCAATACAATTTACAAGAGTGCGTGACAAACTAGATATGTGTGTTACAATGCGTAGCAACGATCTATGGTACGGCTTTTGTAATGATCAATATTGTTTTTCACAGTTGCAAGCTGCAGTAGCTCATAGGTTAAACATACCTGTTGGCGTATACTATCACTTTGCACATAACATGCATTTATATAATAATAAATTATGACATACTACTTATACCACATACCCGGCAAGAAAGTCGGTGTAACAACTAACCTTGAAGATCGTGTTCACAAACAACAAGGTTATTATCCAGGCGAATATGATATAATAGAAACGTCTGAGGATATAGATTTTATATCTATTGGTGAACAAATAATGCAAAAGCATTATGGATATAGACAAGATGAAGTTCCATATAATAAACTTAAATTTAATAAAGATATGAAGATAAACGTAACAGAACAAACTACAACGTTTCCTGTACCAGTCAACAAACTAAAAGGTAGGTTGATGGATAATATAGGTATGCGTTGGGAAACAGAGTTTGGCGAATGTACAATAACAAGACCATCTGTAGACTGGATTATGAAAAACGTAAAAGAGTCTATGTATAACAAAGAAAGATGCTATGTATACAATAAAGCATTTGCTAGGTGGTTTGATAACAACGATCCACACTCACACATGACATTAACAGGTGCTCTATCACCTACAGGCGCAAGACAACAAAAGCCTAAATTACAAACTCAATACTTTGATTTAATTAGAGAGTGGGCTAACAATAGAGGTTTGTATAAGCATGGTGATACTAAAACGCAAGCGCTAAAGCTAGTCGAAGAAGTTGGTGAAATATGTAGAGCCATACTGAAAGACAACCACAGCGATATTGAAGACGGTATCGGCGATGCAGTCGTTGTACTAACAAATCTAGCTGAGCTTCAAGGTACGAGCATAGAGGCTTGTATAGAAAGAGCTTATAAAGAGATCAAAGATCGTACAGGTAAAATGGAAAACGGAACATTTAAAAAAGATTAATATGTCAGACAGAGAAATAATCGATGCTAAACGAGGTATCGTAGCTAGAAAGTCTTACGGCTTTCGTGATGAAGTAGTTAAAAATGTTGTTGACAAGTTTGTTGAACGTTCAGATGTTGGCTATGAAAAATATGGTCAAACATTACATGACGAAAGAACATCTGGTGTCAAAGACTTAGCTGCTTATTTAAACGATATACAAGAAGAGCTTATGGATGCGATATTGTATATTCAAACTGCCAGAGAAGAATTAAATGAAAAGAAGAATTAGAGGCAGATTAAAAAGAAAACGTGGTCCTGTTCAAGCTAAAAAAGTAGTTTGTGACGGGATCAAGTTTGCTTCCGGTCTTGAAAAGTATATGTATCTTGCTCTTAAAAAAGCTAAAATAAAAGCTAAATACGAGGGTAAAACATATATAATTCAAGAAGGTTTTGATTTTAATATAACAAGTTACGAACGTCAAAGCAATGGTAAAGGTGAGTTTAAAGACAGAGGTAATAAAAAAATATTACCAATAAAATATACACCTGATTTTATAAGTGATTCATTTATAATTGAATGCAAAGGTCGTGCAAACGAAAGTTTTCCATTACGTTGGAAAATGTTTAAAAAGTATGTAAAAGTAAACCTACCTCGTGTAACTTTATATAAACCTCAAAACCAGAAGGAATGCGATACTGTAATAGAGTTGATAACCAAAAATAAAATCAAATGAAAAATTGGGAACTAAGTATCGGAACTTTCCCTGGTCTTCTTATCGGCGTAAGATCATACGTCGAACAATACAGAACTAACCATGTGATATATCTACTATTTGTAGATATTTGTTTAACGATATATAAAGATTAATTAATGAATGTAAATAATAAAATTTTGTCAGATATTACTGTGCATATGAAATATGCTAAGTTTATACCAGAGCTTAACAGAAGAGAAACCTGGGAAGAGCTTGTAACGCGTAATAAAGAAATGCATCAGAAAAAATATCCTGAACTATATAATGAAATAGAAGAAAATTATAGATATGTATATAAAAAGAAAGTTTTACCGTCTATGCGAAGCCTACAATTTAGTGGCAAACCGATTGAGATTTCGCCCAATAGACTCTACAACTGCTCCTATCTACCTATTGATCACGTTGATAGCTTTAGCGAGTGTATGTTTTTGTTGCTTAGCGGATGTGGCGTAGGCTACTCTGTACAGAAGCATCATATAAAGTTATTACCTGAAGTAACAAAACCTTTTGAGGTAAGAACTAGAAGGTTTGTTATTGGTGATAGCATTGAAGGTTGGTCAGATGCTGTAAAGGTATTAATCAAGTCTTATTTAGGCTCTAAGAGATCATCTAAGGTCAAGTTTGATTATTCTGATATTAGACCAAAGGGAGCTAGGCTTGTGACCTCTGGCGGTAAAGCTCCAGGGCCTCAGCCTTTGAAAGAGTGTTTATTAAAAATTAAAGGAATATTAGATGCTAAAGATGATGGTGCAAAGCTTACAACTCTTGAAGTACACGATATTGTTTGTCATATTGCTGATGCTGTCCTTGCTGGTGGTATTCGTAGAGCAGCTCTTATTAGCTTGTTCTCGGCTTATGACGAAGAAATGATTTCTTGTAAATCAGGTAATTGGTGGGAAATAAACCCGCAACGTGGTAGAGCCAATAACTCTGCTGTATTAATTAGACATAAAATAACTAAAGAGTTTTTTATGGACTTATGGAAACGTATAGAGCTATCTGGTTCTGGTGAACCTGGTATATATTTTAACCACGACAAAGACTGGGGTACAAACCCTTGTTGCGAGATAGCGCTAAGACCTTTTCAATTTTGTAACCTATGCGAAGTTAATGTATCAAACGTAGAAGATCAAGATGATTTTAATGCTCGTGTAAAAGCCGCATCTTTTATAGGTACATTACAAGCTGGTTACACAGAGTTTCATTATTTAAGAGAAATATGGCAAGAGACAACAGAACGCGACGCACTTATCGGTGTGTCCATGACAGGAATAGGGAGTGCCGCTGTGCTCCAAATGGATATGAAGGCCGCTGCAAGTATCGTAAAACGCGAGAACACGAGGGTTTCAAAATTAATAGGTATAAATCGCGCGGCACGTACAACGTGTGTTAAACCTGCAGGGACGACATCTCTTGTACTCGGTACATCTTCGGGTATACATGCATGGCATAATGATTATTATATACGTAGACTACGTGTAGGTAAAAACGAAGCTATATATAATTATCTAAAACATACACACCCTGAACTTGTACAAGATGAATACTTTAGACCACATGACACTGCTGTTATTGAAATACCACAATCAGCACCTGAAGGTTCTATATTAAGAACTGAGTCTGCTTTTGATTTACTTGAACGTGTAAAAAAAGTAGCAACTGAGTGGGTTGCGCCTGGCCACAGAGCTGGTAGTAATACCCACAATGTATCTGCTACTATAAGTTTAAAGAAAGAAGACTGGGACAAAGCTGGCGAGTGGATGTGGAAAAACAGAGACTGTTACAACGGTCTATCTGTATTACCTTACGATGGTGGTACATATACACAAGCTCCGTTTGAAGATATTAAGAAGTCGGAGTTTAACAAGTTGGTTAAATCATTACAAGATGTAAATCTTGAAAACGTAATGGAGTTAACTGACGAAACTGATCTATCTGGTGAATTAGCCTGTGCCGGTGGATCTTGTGAAATAACAGGCTTATAACTAAAACAATTATTATGAATAAATTATTTTTAACTATGTTGTTAGCTTTAGGCACAACTATTGCGTCAGCACAGTTTTCTGTAATCACAACTGTAACTGAAGTTGAAGACGAATACAACTTAACAGACAAGTTAGCTATAGGTTACGATCTAAGTGATATGATTATGATTGGACTAGCTATGGATGGCGAGGACAATTATAGACTAATGGGTCGTTATAAATTTGCTAATGACTGTTGGGGTGTTGCAATGTTCGATACTGAAGGCGAAGGTGAATATGTTGATAGGTTAGATTTAGGAGTCGGGTACTCTTTTAATGTTTGGAACGGTTTATACGTTGAGCCAAGCTACATTATGCCTATGAAGAAAAACGAAGAAGACGATTACGAAGGTACATTCAATTTTGGATTATCTTATAAATTTTAGTATTAACTTAAAATAACAATTATGGAAAAAGTAATAAAGTATTTAACAGGATTTTTTACAGGGCTAGTTGCTGTTATGGTAGCTATTATACCTGTAACAATTTTGTGGACATTGTTAACAGGAAACACTGTCTTTGAAATGGACATTATAGGAAATTTTATGGGCATGGTTAATGCTTTAGGTAAATCAGGTTTTACTGGTTTATTAGCATTGATCTTTGTTTTCTATTTCTTTGTAGATAGAAAGTAAATAATTATTAACTTAAATTAAATTAAATTATGTCTTTTAACAAACTAGACAGTTTGTTTGACGATTTACAAGATACAGTAAATGACTGTCAAGCAGACGTTAGAAAATTTGTAGATGGTAATAACTCTGCAGGAACGAGAGTCAGAAAGGCGATGCAAGCTGTAAAAGCTTTAGCCCAAGAGGTTAGAGTCGAAGTGCAAGACCAAAAGAACTCACAGTTCTAAAATGATAAAGGGAGCTTAACGGCTCCCTTTTTTTATAATGCTATTAAAAATATAGTAATCATAAATACTATATATACTAGCGGACTAAGATCTATTGTTTGTGGTTTCATAATATCATAATCACTCCACAACTCATATAATTTATACATTTCTATATTAACAAATTGTTAAATTATTTTGTAAGCAGTTTTGCCTTTATATTTATAAGCTTTTAAACATCTGTTTCTATTTTCCTTAGGTGATACGTAACTAACGTGTACCCAGTCTGGGTTATCATCATCACCAAACTCCCATATCATTTGATCAAAATCTAAATGCTCTCTAATAAAATTAAACATCTCTTTATTAGTTAAGTGACCGTATGTATCATCAAGGTCTATAGCTTGGCCGTGACAATGTTGTGACTTTTCACTACCACCAATTGCTTTGTTTAATTCAGGTGATCTAAAAAAACTATTTATTTTTATAGGACCATTTGCATAAGTACGTAATGGCTCAAATATTTCATCAGCTAACAACTCCATGTTTGTTAACTGTTTTCTGTCTGGCTTATTGTTTATTCCAAGGCGTAACGCTGTTCTGCTATACACACCTTCCTTATCGCTTATGTGTTCGCTTATCATGTTATTACTCCTTTTGCTAATTCTATATGTTTACAAGTTTTTATACCAGGTGCGTTTCCACTAGTGTTGCTAGCCTCGTTGTCAGCTATTTCAACTATACTGTCAGTTGAACTTTCAATAAAACTAATTAAGTTTCTACAAACACCTTTTGCATCTTGTCCGTTTACTTCTAAATATACTTTGTCAACGGCTAATAAAGCTGTGCCACCTACATTAGAGTAGTTAGATAACGCAGGTTTAAATGTTAGCAAAACACCTCTGTACTCTGACTGGCTACCACCAGCAGGAATCTCAACTTGACCACTGTTAGCATCTTTGTTGTAAGGTATTACAGACAATAACCTGTCATATCTTAATAAAACGCTACTTCTCAATTCGCTATTAACACCGCTTTCAGCGCTTATAAAGCCATCATCTGCAGATAAAGATGCTGTTCTAAAAAATAACCACTTCATTATCTTATTATTTTTCTTTGTACTGTGCCATCGCTAAAATTAAAAAACAATACTTTATTTTTAATTATATCAGTTTCTCTACCTAGTATATCAGTAACAGATAATAAAACTTTTTCAGCACCTCTAACTAGCATTGGCCCTGACCAAGTGCCTTCACAATAATTATATGTTGCTTGACATATAGTGTCCCACTCATTATCACAGCAATACTCGTCAACTTCTAATACCCAAGCGTAACAAGGATCGTTTAACCAGTAAGGTATACCAGGTCCTGTAATACAGTTTGCCGCATACAAGCATGCTATAGAATCGTTAGTATTAGCCTCAAAGTTATAATTGTAAGCATTAACATCCATACAACCTTCAACTACAGCTATGCAAGACCCGTTATTTGTATTTGCAGCTGTATCGTAGTTTAAAGCAGTAGAATCTGTACAACCAAAAACAGCTAGCGTTTGACAGCTGTCTTGTATATTAATGTCTGTATAATAACCGTTAGCAGTGTCTACGTGGTAATCCAAATAAGCTGGTGATATACAGCCAGGATAGTAATAACAAACCATACTAGTGTTAGCGCTGTCAACATAGTTAAACGCAGTGCTGTCCATACAGCCATAAATTTTATCTTCGCAAATATTGCCACAGTAAGTATTTCCTTCATAAGTTTTAAATGGTATTATAAATGGTGGTTGCACGCTTAAAGTAGTATCACCAAATGGATTTAATAAAGTAAAGCCACACTCTAATGCTGTGTGTTGAGCTTGTTGGCTTACAAATAATTTAGCATGTACTTTTGCTGGTGCATATAAACCTAAATCAAAAGACTGGTTAAATATTTGTTGGTCCATAAAAAACTCTAGTGTATCGGCATCTTGCCATATCTCTAGTCTTGTACCTACCCAACCGTTACCTATAAGATCGTGTAATATTAAAGTATAACCACAAGAGTCTATATCTTCCATTGTGTTTGCTAAAGGATCGTAATTGTACATTGTACTATCAATACAACCATATATCTTTAGAGTTACACAGCTACTGTCATCTATTGTTGCCAGTGGGTTATACTCTACATAATCATCGTCCATACAACCATATACAGGTGGTGGCGGCACACACGTGTCAGCATACCATACGTGGCTTGTATCATTACCAAAGTTAGCAACTGTACCATAAACTACCGTATCACCACATTGCATAACATAGTACGATCCATCTTGTCCACCCCATAAGCTACCAGCTATACCATCACCGTAAGTATCGTATATAGTAAAAGTTAATTCACCTACAGGTAAACACTTAAATTTAAATTGTGGTTGATAATCTGGCACGTTAGGATATGTACCGCCTGAAAACACTACGTTACCTAAACTATCTTTTATATCCCAACTAGTTTCTTCTGGATATTGATCTAAGTTTACATTAACAACAGTTGGTACGCATGGTCCTGGCGGTGGTGGAGGTGGAGGTGGTAAACAACTTGGTACTTGCCTGTTAGAATATATGCCGCTTTGGAAGTTTGGTGTTGCATAATTTATTACAGTATCACCACATATTGACACGTAATAACTACCATTCATACCATCGCCATACGTGTCTCTCATTAAAAATGTTATATCAGTTATACTGTCGTTTATATAACAAGTGTCTGTGTATGTTGTGTTTGGTGATGTATAATAACCAGCTGGCACATTACAAATAGTGTCGCCGTATAAGCTATCAGCAAATAAAGTCCAGTATGTTTCTGTAGGATATTGATCTGTAGTTACATGTATAACAGCTTGTTTTTGTGCTAATATACTTAGCGGTAATAATAGTAGTATTAATAACTTTTTCATTATTTACAACATTTAGTTTCACATATATTTAAACATAACTTGCCAAACGTTAATTTGCAAATTAATTTACATAATTTTTCTTTCATTTATTTGCCTCTTTTTCTTTGTTTAATTTTTTTAAAATCTGCTCCAGTTATTTTATTAAAAGGAGGAGCCATTCTAGCTATCTTTTTTTGCTTTGCAGATAATTTTTTAGCCATTATTTCTTCTTTTTACGTTTAACTTTTCTTTTCTTTTTACGATTAGGATTACCCTTGCCGCCATCTTTTTTACTTGCCCAAACTGCTTTACGTTGAGCTGCACTTACATATCCCATAGTTATTTTTTTCTAGGTACACAATTAGGTACTTTTCTGCCTCCTTTTTTCTTCATTCCAACCATCATATATCCTTTCCAGCAAGGTCCTTTTTTACCTGACTTGTTTCCGCGTTTTAATTTATAAGCCATTTTTTTTATTTTTATTAGTTAACATTTCCATCTACGTCTAGCAGCTCTACCTCTTTCGCCTGTCCAACCTTTTGATCTTGCACAAAATGATTTTCTACGTTTAGCGGCTTTACTACCAGGTTTTACTTTACCTGTTACAGCTGTTTTCAATTTACTGCCAGGGTTTTTCTTTCTATACGCAGCAACACCACGTTTAGTCATACCAGCACCTTCTTTAGTTGTTCTAAAGTTTCTATTTTTACCTTTAGTAGTTTTTCGTACGTCTGGTTTTCTTTTTCTTTTAGCAGGCATTATTTTCTTTTTTGTAAAAAAGCTCTTCTTCTACCGCAACTAGTTACAGGATTAGGGTTATTTTTTTGCACATAACCTCTTGTTACTTTAAACCTTTTTTGTCTATTAGTTCCAGTCATTTTAAAAATCGCTCATTAATTGATTGTCTATCTCTTCTTGTATTTCTTTACGTGTTGCTACCATTTTAAAACTAAGATCAGCTTGAAACCTAGCAACTTCTTCTCCATCTTTAAATATAATTATAGTAGGTATAACTGCAATTTTATGTTTTTTAGCTAAATCAGCATTTTTAGCTATATCTACATACGATATAGTTTTACAGTCTTCTAATTCCATTACCCATGGAACGTGATTAGTTTTGTTCCACTCAGCATTAAACTGAGATACTTGTATTTGGCTAAATGCCATATTACAAAACAACATTAATATTAAAATATATTTCATCTGTCGTATAGTTTGTCTTCTATTTTTTCTAACGTTTTCTTTATTTCTTCAACGTCTTTCTGCGTGTCCATAATAGTGTTACGTATCATTTGATCTTTCATATCAAACTCCATACGCGTAACCTCAGGTTTAACAACAGGTAATTCTTTTGCTTCTGCAATATCTGCCTGTAATGTAAACCACATACCTATTAACGCTGATAATCCAACGCCTATCGCTATTAATGTTTTTATGCTTATTTTAAAGCTAGTATCTTCATTTAATTGTTTAGCCATTTTACTATATAGTTATATATTAAAAGATTACGTAATTTACGCCAAATTTAAAGTCATACCACTCTCTATTCCAATACTTATTATATTTAGCCTCAACAAAATAACCTAAATTTTTGTTTTGTTTAATACCATATATAAAACCACCACTGTAATCATACCACTGATCACCATCGTTAAAGTTGTGATATGAAAACTCGTTACCACTGTCATAATGATATGGCATTAAATTACCCCAAGCGTGTAGCCAAGTTTTTTTAGTATACTTGTAATAATCAAAGCCAATTACTATAGAGTGTTGCATTATTCTTTCAAGCTCATTTTGTTTTCTTTCAACATAGTCAGATAAAACTTGTGGTATTACCACAGCTTCCCAAACCTCAGCGTTTGTAGCAACAACTTCACCTTGTGGATTTGTATATACAGAGTTGGCTACATCTACATTGTAACCTTCTTGTAAAGCTAAATAAGTATAATGTATATTACCGTTATCTAACATCCACTCTGCTAACGGATCATAACCATAAGGCTCAGCTAGTCTGTGTGCTAAGCCTATATTCCAAGATAAGTTTTTAGCTTTTCTATATCTATATCTTTCAGATGCTTCAAAGTATTTTACATCAGCAAAACCATCTTCTAAATATTCTAGCTTTAAAGCAAAGAAATTTATACAAACCTCGTCAGCACATCCGTCATCAGAACTCCATCTTAAAAAATGATGTTGATCCATATAGTCTATACCCTCTTGTCTTTTGTAATCTACTTCAAATAAATATTCTAAACCTCTTACTTTACCTACAGTGGCAGCATCGCTATAATTAGACTCTGTACCATCGTAAAAAGTTTGCGCTTTGTTTTCATAACCAAACCTAGCTATTTTACGAAGACCAACTGTAAAGTTGTAATCATATGGAGTTGATATTGTGCTTGTTGACAAACCATTGTCTACAGAAAACACATTAACGTCTGACAGCGAAGTACCACCGTTAACGGCTGCGTAAAACGTAGAAAACTTTAATAGTGATTGTAAATCTTGACTACAACATTTTTTAGGTGCAGCGCAAGAAACTAATGTTATTAATAATAGTATAATTAGTTTTTTCATTCTTTTATTTTAATTGTTATTTCATGTGGTGCGTATTCATTACCACCAAAGTATGGGTACAAATAATATCTTCTTACTAAACCCCAATAACCTTCTGGCCTACGTCTAACCTCTGTAGTGTCACCATTTATAACTATGATATAGTAAAACGTAGTTATATCTATTGAAGCGTTGTATATTTCGTTTGGCTCTATAGTTCTTATTGTAGCAGAGCTATGTCTACCTTCTTCATGTCTTAACCAGCACAACTCAATTTCTCCATCTATATATCTCCAACCAAGCCTTATAGAGTATTTTTGATGAAGCTTACCAAAGTCACTCATGCCGTAGATTTTGTTAACGTCGCTTTGGTTTTCAGGCACTTCAGTATAGTATATTGCTGATTCGTCAAGAATAAAGTCAAATGTAATTCTTGAGTTGTCTGGGTGGTTTATAAAAGTACCAGAGCTATGTTTGCCTTCTGGTATAATATATGTTCTAAAACCTAAATCGTCAGTTTCTTTAGCACATGCTATACACAACAACAGTAACAAAAGCCATCTCATTACTTCATTTTTCCTGCGCCAACTCTTAATTTTCTTTTTGACTTGCCAGTTTTTAGTGATGTTCTTTTTTCTATTCCTAAGTTCCAAGTTGTCCAACCCATCATTAACGCTAGTCTTTGCCAAGCAGCTAAATCTTCACCAAAAGCCTCAGACATATTTGTTACTTTTTGGTGCATTCTAGCTAAAGGTATGTTTGTTAAACCTTGAACTGTTGAAAAGCTTGCTTCCCAAACAGGGTTTTTTAAGTTATAATAAGGTACTTCGTCTATTAAATCTTTGTTCCAACGTATAGTTCTTTCGGCATTTCTTATTTGTCTTAGCTTAATACCTAAAGGTGGAGATAAGTTTATCATTTCCATAATTACAGCTGATTCGTCTTTATTAAACGTTTTCTGTTGCTCTTTGTAAAAAGTTCTAGCCATGTTTTTAAGAGTAGAAACTATAGCTCCTTGTATACCCATACCTCTTAACACAGAGTCAACACTGCCGTTTAATACTCTTTCTCTTTTCTTGTCAAAAAACTCTTCATCATCTTCGTCATCGCCAAACAACATTGCAAACAAAGCTGTTTGTAAACTATAGAATATTATATTTTGAACAGCGCCGTAATAAACAATACGCGATATGTTTGCTTTTGCATCACCTCTACCATTTATAAGATCTAATGTTGCTTTTTTCATTAACCTAGTATACTGCATAGGTGTATTTTGAAAAGCTAATATTATTCTACCAAGAACAGACGCTTGTTGTTGTGAAATCATATCAGGTCTAGCTGACTGCTGAGTTTCTTCTGCTATAACCCTAAAATCTGCAAAAGCTTTTCTTTTTGCCTCAGTCACGTTCATACCTTCTTTTAAATACTTGTTAAGTCTATTTCTATAAAAACTAGCACCACCAGCAGCAATAGCAAAACTATCAGCTATTTGCGTAGGTAAATAACCTTTTGTTAACAAGAAGTTTAGTGCTGCTTTAAATTTGTTAGTAGAGTTAGCGACATAATCTGTAAGCTCACTAGCGTTAACATCTAGGCCTAAACCAGCTCTTCTTTGCTTTAGCATATCAGAGTTAAATATCATCATAAAGTCTGACCAAAATTGTTTTTGATTTGCAAATGCTCTTGCTGCAGCTATAATATTATTATCTTCAAAGTTTATAAAGTTAACCATTGATAAAGTCTGTAACGCAGCTGACCTAACGTTAACAAACATTGTAGTACCAATAGCACCGTTAATCCAGTTCATAAACTTGTTAACTAAAGCGTTTTGACCAAACGATCTGTTAGTACCGTTTTCTATTCTATAAAGCATATCTTCTAATGCTTCTCTAAAATTACGACCATATATAGCTTCAATTTTGTTCATGTTTTCTTTTGAAAATATAATATCTACGTTTTCTAAAAACTCTGTAAAAAATTGTTTTCTATTTACTCTTGATGTAGCATTTATCAAGTCTGTTCTAATATCTTCTGTCAACCACTCATCTGTAGGTTCTATGTAACCATTTTCTTGTCTAGACAATATACCTAACGTGTCTGCAAAAGCTTTTAGTTTTGCGTCATTTTCAACAAATTCAGATAACATTTTTTGATCAGCATCTGATAAACCTGGAATATTAAAACCAGCCTTATTCCATAAATAAACTCTTATAGCATCGTTATAAGTGTAGTCACCGCTTGGTATTTTTTTGTATAACAATTTTTTAACATCTGGCATTTTTGCTTTTAAATTATCAAAGTCTGTTGCTATTGCTTGCTTAGCGGAGTTTAAAGCTTCATAACCTCTGTTTAAAGGTTCTATTAAAGCTTTCTTTAAAAATGCAAAATGTTTTTCACCTTGTTTTCCTTTGCCTAAAAACTGATATAACAAACCAACAAAGTCTTCTGCTGATGGCGGTACAAATAATTTAAATTTGTTTTTATCTTCACCACGTCTTCTTGCTTTAGCTGTACTAAACCTTTTATCAGCGTCTATACCAGAAACATCTTCCATCATTTGATTAAAATCTCTGTCGTAACTTATGCTTTGACTTGCTTTTACAATTTGCACGTCTGACTTTATATCTAACTGATCTAATACATTTTTAACAGCTTTAACATTAGGTAAAGCATCATCTACAAAATACATATCGTTATAACCTTCGGCAAACTTGTTTAACATCCAAACAGCTTTTGCCTCACCAGTACTGTTACCAAGACCTGTTATATTTTTTATTGGCAAGTTTATACCTTCACTTTTTAAATAAGCATGTATTGCAGCTTCACTTTCAGGCGCTCTAGCTGTTAATATAAATACATTTTTAGGTCCAAACTTTTTAATTTGGTTTTTAAGTTTTTGCATTAATGGTCCTGGCTTACCGTCTGTAACTCTATTAAAATCAGTAAAGTCCATTTTCCAACCTTCTTTCATAAGCTGATCACCTACAAAAGGCCATTCGTTAGAAGCTATACGTTTTGTTTCACCATCTTTAGTAGCTATAATAACGTTGTCACTAATAGCAACTGTTTCGTCAAAGTCAAACGTGCTCATACCTCTAGACTTTCTGTTGTACTTAACAGAGTTTGCAGCCACAGTTAGTTTGCTAATTTTTCTGTCTTGTTCTATTTCAGCAACTGTTTTAGGTAACAACTCACCAGCTATTTCGTGACCTAGCCCAAAAACTAAACCTTCACGCTTAGCTAAAATATCTGCTATAAGCCTTATAGCTTTAACATTTATATCGCCCTTGTTCATAAGGTTAAACATTCTAACCATAGAACCATATTCTGTACCAGACTCATACTCTTTACCCATTAAGTTTTTAACACCAGTTTTATCTAAAGTTTTATCTGCTAGCTTAGTTATTATAGCAACATTATAATCTGTAAGTTCTTTTTGTATAAGATCGTTCCAAGTTTCAGGGTCTATTTTTTCATCTGTAACAATATCTATTATTTTCATTAAAAGATAAGATGCTGGCTTTTGATGTTCAAATCTTACGTTTTCATTACTAATTTCGCCTAATAAAAAGTTTCCATTTTCATCTATCAAGCCGTCCATTATACCCACAACTTTACCAGCTCTTCTTAATGTAGTTGAAGGGTTACTCATTAAAGTCATCATTTGAACAACAAAATCGTGCTCGCTAAAGTTAGCATCTAAATTTAGTTTGTCTGCAAAGAAAATAATTTTGTTAACTAAAAGTTTTCTAGCTAAATCAGCCTCGTCGTTTTTCTTTTGTTGATCGTATTTATTAGCGTCTTTACGTGTAACGTTTTTTATAACGTTTATCATTTGTGTTATAACACCTTTACCGTCTTGTGGTTCAAACTTTATTTCAACAAATTTTTCTGTTTTACCATCTCTAAATATTTCCGATGAACCTTTAGAGTTTTCTTCCATAGCATCAATAAAGTCTTGAGGCATAAACTGATAAATAAACTTTCTAAAATCTGTTTTTGGACCTTCTTTAGAGTGAAATAGCTGGTACCTAGCTGTACCGCTTTCTCCTTTAGGAGTTTTTACATCTTTGTTTGTACCTGCTATAAAATAATTTTCTCCTCCACTAATTTTATAGGCTGTTACATGGTTTTGCTCTTCCATAGCTATTTCCATTAGAGCCTCTTCTACAGTTATATCACCTTGACGCCATCTAGCTATTATATTGTCAACAACAAAATCAGCAACAGCGTTTCTACCACGCTTAACAGCTAGTATATCAAATACTTCTTTTTGACTTGGCACATCACCATCTTCGTTTACTATTCCAAACTTTTCAATAAGACCTACATAAACCTCTGTATCTAAATATATACCAGCAAACTCTTCAAAAGGTATCATTTTTACACCTTGCGACTCAAAATTACCTTTTTGATATTGAAATTGTTTAATAGCACCAGCTTCTTTAAACATGTCTTTAACAAGAGCTCTAGCCTCTTCATTTGTTAAAACGCCGTCTTTAGTAAACACTTTTGATAAAGCTGTTATTGTTCTAGCATTAGATAAAGTTTTATCTATCTCTTGAACAGCAATGCCAAGCTCAGGAAATAGTTTTTCAACGCCAGATTGTTTAGCTGCTGATAATTTTTTAAACGTTATAGACTCTGCTGACATAGACAAACCATCTTCAAGAGCATTTTTAAGTCTTTCATCTAAATCGCCAGTAGCTTCTAATGATCTTCTTAAACTTTGATTAGTAATTGTTCTATCTAACAAAGATAATACCGCTAGTATTTTAGCGCTTGTGTTTCTATCAATTTTAAAATCAAAACCTTTTTTAGCTCTAAATATACCTAAATATTCAGCAAAATCTTTTTCAGATAAATTAGGTTTTTTATATTGAGGGAAATTATTTTTAATTCTTTTAGAACCTTTGTTATAACCAAACCTTAACAACACATTTGGCATATTAGTAGATTTAAAAGCCGCAGTGTGACCTTCGTTAAAAATTGTAGACAATATTAACTGAGCATGTTTAGCTATAAACCTTTGTGCTGATCTAACTTCGTTACTACCAGCTTTACCTTCTTTTTTTCTTAAATTAGCTAAAAACTTTTTACTTCTTGGATTTAGCTTATCAACGTCAACACCTGACAATCTAGCTATAGTTTTATAAGTCAAACCTTCTACATTACTTAATTCCATAGTGTCTAAATCAAGATCAAGCATGTGTTTTTCCTCTAGCTTCTTTTTTAATTCAGCTATTTTTTTACTATCACCCTTGTTTTTAACAAGACTTGAATATTCTTTTAAATCAGCAAGCCCTTCTGCTATTAACTTTTCAACCTCTGCTTGAATATCTTGGTTTTCTATTCTACCTATTTCTCTAGCAGCGTTATATTTAGGAGAAACAAATCTTGGCGCGTTGTCAAAATCATTTGGTGTTGAATCGTCTGCAATGTCACCAACGTTTTCATTATCTATACTTACACTACCTTCCATAGCTCCTTTTTGCTCAGCTTTTAAAGCGTCACCATATCTAAGGGGTAACAACATATTTAAGTAAGCACCAAAAGGCGTTAGCGCTGGATCGTAAGATCTAGAAAGTTTTATTAGTTCTCTAGAAAAACCTGACTGAAACTGTTCGAAACCAACTCGTTTACTTTCTTCTAATCCCATTATTTTAGGATTTTTAGCCGCAAAGTCAGACAAGGCTGTTACTAAAGCCATGTTGTTTAACACCAAATCGTTTCGTAAATCTTCATCGTACTCATATGTACCATCTTCAAGTATTACTCTTGTTTCTAAAAGTTGTTGTCTTATTCTTTCGTTTTCTTCTACAATTTTAATTGTATTTTCTTTTAGCTGTATGTCTTGTTGTACGTCATCTCTTTGGTAAATATCTTTTTGTCTCATACGACCACCACGAGTTGAAAGCGCAGCGCTACCTGGTGACCATATTTCGTTTATCATACCTTTAGCTAACTTAGCAGCTTCTTCTATTCTAGCAGCATTTATAAAATCTTTACCAGGCTTTATGTTTAAACCTTCGTTTATAATTCTTCTCATGCCAGGCGAAAACTCTTCTTTTGTACCTAAAAGCTCTTTGTTGTAGTCTCTAACAAAATTAAACATGGCTTTTGCAGGATTTCTGCTTGAGAAAAAATCAGCGTTTTTATTTATAAACCCTATACCAGACGCTCTCATAGATCTTCTAACAACATCATGAAGTCTTGTAAAAAAGTTAGAACTTATTTTAACCTCACCTTGAACAATAGCCTCTGACAAAACAGTAAACATTTCGTCCCATTGCATGTTTTTAACTTGCTCTTCGTAAGCCTTAAACTTACCACCTACATAATTAAATCTATCAGAAAACTTGTATTTATTAGGGTTTTTTAAAAGCTCGTTTCTTAACATAAACGACAAGCCTTTTACAGCGTTAGGATTTTTTAAAACTGTTTGCCTTAAAACTAAATGAAGTATTTCGTGTACACCAGCACCATAATTATCTTCTTCTTTAACAGCGTCTTTGTTAAATAAAATTATAGGTTTTTTACCTATATCATCATATATAACTTTAGCAACACCACCGTGGTTTAACATTTTAATTGGCTTCTTTTTACCCTTGTAAATTCTGTTGTATCTTTTTATTATAGCGTTTCTTCTTTCTATTTCTTTTTCATACTCTATACTAGAAAGCTCTATTGTGTCTACTTCTATACCAGCAGCTGCAAATAAAAGCTTTTTACCTCTATCTATACTCATTCTATATAAACTCTTCTTCCACTCTACAGGTGACTCTTGTGAAAGTTTATTGTCTATAGTTTTTATTTTGTTATTTATTTCTTCAATCTCTTGACTATTAGCAGCTTTGTCTTTTCTTTCTAGTTTTTTCTTTTCTTTAACAAGTTCATTTTTCTCTACAATCATATCGACCATACTAATCGTAGCCCACTCAGGAGCGGCGTTTAAAGCTTGCGCAACGTTTCTAACAGCTTGATGGTTTTGTTTTTCTAACTCTAACCTTCTTTCGTGAAGCTCTATTTTTTTATTAACTTGAGCCCATTTTGGATTAGCCTTAACATATAAAGCTTTTTCTTTTTTTAGTTCATCTATATGTTTTTGTATTTCAGCTTGTTCTAATTCTGAGTTTTGCAAAGCTTCAGACGCTTGATCTAAAATACCTTCATACATTAACGTTTTAGCATTTTTTATTGTAGACCTTGCTTGCTTAACACCTAAACCACCTGTTAATAAAGATGTTCCTACAATTATCTCTCTTTGCGCTTGAACGTTACCAACTTCCCAGCTGTAATCAGCTATAAAATTAGCCTTAACCATATCGTTTAAAAAAACGTCTAACTGTTCTTCAACGTGTTCTTTAAAAAAGTTTTTACCAAAAGTTTTTAAAGCTTTACTATAAACTTTTCTATTTATAGCTTTTGTAGCCTGTTTAGTTCCAACACTTTTAAGGTCTTTTATAAAAGTTTTTAATAAATTTTTACCAACATCATTTTTAAAGAACATAGCGTCAGGCATGACTAACTGACTAACACCTGTAGCTAAAGTTGTCATATTAGCATATAATAAAGCAGAGTTACCGCTTAAACCATTAGACCTTGCGTCAGCTAAATTGTCAAAAAATAACATTCGTTGGTTCATACCAATCATTCTTATTCCTCTAATTTCAGCTGCAGTAGTTTTGTAATTTTTAGCTAGCGTGTTCATTATTGTTCTACCACTACTAGCGTTTTTAATGTTTATAGCTCTTACTTTTGTTGCGGTTATACCTGCGCCAGCTCTAGCAATATTTAACGTATATGGTAGTAGTTCTGCAAATGTTTTTGAAACAGTGTACAAGCTAGGGTTGTAAGCTTTTGGATTTGTTAAATCTTCCCAAAACTTACCAGAACCTTTGAAGTTAGGATTATAAAGAGTTTCTAGTTTGTTTTTAGGTAGTATTTTAGCTGTAGCAACACTACCTAAAAAATCCATGTATTGATCTTTGTGGCTATATATTAAACTACCATCATCGTTAAACTTTTTTGGATCTGTAGGTAACTGTGTTATTCTACTAGCCTCTACAGTATTGTCAATTAAGTCAGCGCCAAAATAACCACTACCTAAGCCAAGCAAAGCAGCTGGTGATTTTAAAACAGAATTTAAAACTCTATATCTCGAGTATTCTTCTGCAAAGTTACCTCCTATTTCAGCGGTTGCATATATAGGATTATCAGTAGCATTTTTAACACCTATATCCCAAGCTCTAGCAGCTTTAGTACCTTTAAACGCTGGTGGTTTTTTGTCAAGAGGTACATCTGACATTTCCCAACCAAGTGCTTGCCACATTTGCTCGTTTCTTTTTTGCCAAGCAGCACCTTTTTCGTTTATTAACTTTCTGTTTTCAAACAGCGCTTGACCTTCTTCTTGCAAGCTGTTTTGTCTAACATCAAGATCTTTTAACATTGCGTTTATATCGCTTAACACGCCTAAATCTTCAGCAGAAGGTGTTACTCTCTTGTTGTCAATAATAGCAGGTATAAATATTTCTCTACCTCTAGCATCCCAACCGTAAGTTCCATATTTGCTATTTATTCTTTGTATTTGATTATCTAAAGCCTCGTAGTCTGATCTTAAATTGTTTCTTTTGGTTTCAAAAGCAGCTTCGTTATTTTTTTGCAACTTATTAGCTTTAACAAGTCTTTCACCTTGTTTGTTTAAAACAAGATTATTGTTTGCTATTACGTTTGCTTTAGCAACTTTTATTATTTGTTCCCTGTCTAAACCAAGTTGTTTAAAAGAAACACCATTATAAATTTTATTATAAAGTTCTCTTGGTACAGCATTTAGTATTTCTTTTTTCATTTGAGTTTGAAACTTACCAAAATCTAACGTTTCACTGTTAGGTATGCCAGCAAATGCTTTTTTTATTACATCGCCTTCAATATCGCTTTTTTCTAAAGTTATAACTTCGTTAAAAACTCGATTAGCTGTTGTCATGAAGCTTATATTATCTGTATAAGCTTCGTCAAACTTTTGACCTCTTGCGTCTACAGGCCCTTCGGTTGAGTCAAAAAACTCACCAGTAAACTTATTTACCTTGTTTTTAAACTTTAAAGCCGGAGTGCTATTCTCACCACCTACAGCGTTAAAATATTCTTCTCTACTTGTGTAGTTAGTTCCTTCAGCTTTGTTTATTTCTTGTAAAACTGATCTATCATACTTAGCTAATCTATCTTTATTAAACTTTTGTTTGTTAAAAAAAGCATCTCCACCGTTATATGTAAATTCAGGACCTTCTTCTTTTCCATCATCAATACTTAAAACACCTTCTATTGGATTAATTTTTTGAATAGGATTAGTTGTTCTATCTTGACGTGATTCTTTTCTTTTTTCTATTATTTTATTAAACTCTTCTTCATCTTCTTTTGCTAAATCTCTTAGTGGTTGTCTTTTTTTATCATCTGTAGGTAAGGTAAATTGTGGTGGTGGTAAGTTAACAATTTTGTTATTTTCAAGTCTTACTTCAGTATCATCATCGTCTTCGTTACCAAAATCAAAGTCATCTTTTTCTTTAGCTTCGTAATTAAATATATTAGAACTTCCTTTTATAGTTATTTCTTTTAAACCATCTGTTGGAAGTTTTGTTGCATACTTTTCTTCTTTTTGATCTACTATTTCGTTTTCTTTTTCTTTTCTATCTATATTAACCTCAGTGTACGGCGTAGCTTTTTCAAGCTCCATTACTCTTTCTTCTACCTCCATTTCTTTAACAGGTAGCGTTTTAATAGGATCTACTTGTATGTCGTCTTTTTTACTTCTACCTGTTTGGCCTGCAACAGGGCCAACACCAGTTCCACCTTGATTTATAACTTCACCTGTACTTGGGTCTATAATTTGTTGTGTTTCGTCAAAATCAAAAGAACTTGTTTTCTTTCTTTTAGGTTCTTCTATCTCTTGTTGTTCAATTATTTCAGGTTGTTGTACACGAACAGCATTTATACTGTCTACAGTTAAACTATCACCTTCAACTAAAGACATTGAATCTACTTTACCACTAACCCTATGTTCGTTAAGCCTACCCATCCAACCTCTAGAATATTGCGGATCATTTTGACTTGAACCTATATAGCTTTGCTCTCTTCTCATGGCATAAGCATCTAAAACTTTATCACCACCTTGTTTTTCTATAGCATTGTTTACATGAAAAATAGCATCATCTATAGTTTCAAAACCTTTAGCATCTCCTAAATCACCATAACCAGCGTTTTGTAACGCGGTAACCATTGTTTCGTTGTCGCTGTTACCAAAAGTAAATTGTTGGTTTATTAAAGCATCGTATATAGACGCTCCTACTCTCTTATCAGTTATTTCTTCTAACTTGTGTTTATCCCATATATTAGTTTTAAAATAATTAGACACAATGTTTTTACCTTCATCTTCTGTTCCAGAAAATTCTGCTTCAAACTGAGAATTAACAGCGTTCCAACCAGCTTCGTCTTTTGGTAATTCAATATTATTCCAATCTGCCCAAGCGCCTAAAGTTAAACCATAAAACGTTTTAGAATAAGCAACACTACCACCGTCTAAAACAGTTTGGTTTCCTCTATCTGTTTTATCAGTGCTTATACCAGCCTCTGCTTCAGCAGCTAAATTATGGGCATAATTGAATTTTTCAGCCATGTATTATAATTTAATTTTGTTTTTTATAACTAATAAGATACGATGGAGCTGTTAAATCCCAAGTATTAGCATCGTTGCCTAAACCATCTAGTAAAGAAAAATTATCAAAGTTACTTCTATTTAAATAAGATTTTAGTTTTTGAAATTCTTTATTACCCATAGTTTTAGTATCAAATGATTGTGGATCATTTTCACCTATTCGAACACTTAAAACACCGTCTTTAGCTGCTAATTCTACATCGTCATATTTACCATATTGCTCTTGTAAAGACTTAAACATTTCACCTTCACTTGTGCCTAGGTTTTTAGACATATCAACCGACTTAGCGTCAAACTGTGTTCCGATACCTTGTGCAAAGCCTTCAAAAAGTTTATCTTTAAACGCTGTTTCTCTTTGTGTTTTTATAGTTTCTGATGTTGGAAAATTAATTTTACCAGCCATAAAAGGCGTTTTTTCACCAGGCATTATAAAATATCTATTAGCTTTTTGCATTTCTTCAACTTGTCTTTTCTTATAAAAATCAGCTGTAACCTCACCGTGATATTTACTGTATTTATCTACAATAAAATCATTAATTCTAGTTTTATTTCTATAATCTCTAGAACCATCTTGCAAAGTACCTTTTAAATAACCTGATAACTCTTTTTCTGTTAAACCACCTAACGGACCTTTGCTAGGATCGTAAGTAACTTTAACAAAATTACCTTCATTCACAGGTCCTTGCTCACCTGTTTCACCTTCAGCATCAACGCCTAAAGGTATACCATCGTTATCTGCGTCTCTAGCTTTACCAACTTTTCTATGTACAGTTATATATGTTTTGTTGTCATCTGTAGAGTTTATATCTTCGTAATACTCTGGAGGTAAAGCACCACTAGTAAATTGTTTTGCAAAAGGATTATCTATACCGTCTTCAGAGTGGTCTTGGTTTATTAAATCTTGAGCTTGCCAAAAATTAGCACCGCTTAACTCAGTTTTTAAATTAGAAGCAATAGTAGTAGCACTAGTACCTGTTCTTTCCCAGTTTATGGGCTTGCCTTGTGTACCTTCAATATTCGTATTCCAAGCGCTCATAACTTTTGTTGATCCTGAGTGCCACTTATCCATAGCTACAGGATCGTTAGTAACATCAAAATAAACAAAACCATCTTTGCTAGGATAACCTTCAGGTGCTTTTATTTTTCTCATTGGAACGCCGTCAACGTTAACAATTTCAGAGTTTACGCTTGCTTTTACAAAATGCTCGTCAGTTTGATCATAACCAGGTCCAAACACACCACCGTTTTCTATATTCATGTGCGTATTAGAACTCATTTGTTGAGCAGCCTTAATATTGGTTTGCATAGCATTAACAACTTGGTCTTGACCAATTTTATCTTGATTTGCAAATATGTTTTTTGCAAATTTCATTAATGGACTTAAAAATGAAATAGCTTCTTTTGTATAACCTTTACTACCCTCAGGAAGTTCAGTTTTAACTCTTTTATAATAATCATCGTTAACTTTTTGTATAGACTCTGCTTTAGCTTTTTTTTGCTGCATATCCATGCCTATCATTTGCTTTGCAAATTGACCAGCTGCGGCTGAACGTGCAACACCTTCGCTCGCGCCATATCTAGCCGCGTCAGCTTTTATTAATCCTAAATCTGCTTTTCCGAATGCCATATTATATTTTTTTATTCATTATTCCAGCGGTAAGCATAGTACCTATACCACCTATCATTTGTTGTTGCGCCATCATTTTGTCTCTTTGCGCTGCGCCTAGCCTGTTAGCTTCCATACCAAGTATAGTACCTTGCTTGCTTTGCTCCATTTGCATCGACATTGCTTCACCTTTTGCCATAGCCATATCAACTGCTTGAGCGCCTTTAGCTTCAAGCATTTCGTTTCTTGCCATTTCTTGTGATGTCATCATGTCTATTTTAGCTTGGTTTTGCGCGGCCATTAAATTGTTTTTAGCTTCTTGCTGTCCTATAGACGCTGAAGACTGTCTTGCAAATTTAGCGCTTGCGTTAGCCATAGCTTGTGCCATACTAGCAACACCACTACCACCAGCCGCACCCTGCATATTTTGCATTATATTAGCTTGACTTTGTTGAAACTGGTCTGCTTGAAACTCAGCTTGTTGTGTGTTAACTTCAAGATCTGCCATAGCATTGTCCATGCCAGCAAATTGACTTTCCATACCGGCAAACCTATTTTTCATATTAGCATAAGGATTACTAGTATCTAAGCCTCTATATATATTCATTTGCTTTTCATGTGCGGCTTTAGCGTCTTGAAGCTCTTTTCTTCTTGCACCAGTAAAATCAACGGCGCTAAGTGCTTGTACTGCGCCACCCACCATACCAGCTATTAACAATGCGCTCATTTGTTTATATTTTTAGTTAATATCATAATTTTATTCTTATATGTTAATATAGTTACATTTTTTAGTGATTATTTACTACTCATAGCTATTTCAGAACTAACAGCAAACAACTCTGCTTTTGTAGTATTAACGTTTTTCATTTTAACATCAGCGTAGTAACCAGTAAGCTTAGCATTACAAACATCTGCTTTTTTAACAAAAAACACATAATCACTGGTAGTAGGAAATACACTTGTAGAATCTATGTCAATAGTTATTGTTTTTCTATCGTTAGATATACCTGTTACATCGCCAACGTAATATATCTCGTTAGACTGTTTTGTAAACACAGAATCTCTAGCATTAGCATTACCACCAACTTGTAAAGATTTGTTTATTTCATTTGCAAATGTTAAAGTTATTGTTGCCATATTACGATCCTAAATTATTATTATCTATTGCTGATTGACCAGCAGCGGTTGTACCACTACCTGTAGACGAAGGCGGCCCAACAGAAACTTGTTGAAAACTTTGTACAGATCTAGTTGTGTGAGACACATACGCCTGAGCTGCTTGTTCTGATGCTAAAGAAACTACATTTACAACAGCTGGCGAGCTAAACTCTGTAAAAGTATCAGCAACGTTTTCTGTCAAAGTTATTGCAAAAGTTAAATTAGCAGTGCTGTTATTTTTTGGAAACTTTAAATAAATATAATATATTCCGTTAGAGTCTATAGTTTTTACACTGTTATTAGCAACTAAAACATGAGCAAAACCTATTAGTTCTGCTGAAGCAGCGCTTTGGCCTAAATTTAAAGTAACAGTGTCTGGTGAAGCATCTGTTTTACTAACAACCTTAACACCTTCTGTAACGGGTGTTGGACCACCCATAGAAACTATAGTCATGCCTTTATTAATAGGACCAGCGTTGGCAGAGTTAGAAAGGTTTAATGTAGTTTGATTTGTAACAGCGTTAGACTCATGGTTTACACTTATTGTATTAGATACTACACCTAATTTAAAAGTTGCGCCTGGATCGCCATAAACTATAAGCAATCTTGTTTCTGCTTTTTTGTTTATATTTCTTTTTGAAGGAAAGCTAATACTTGTTAAATCTACAAAAGAAGAAGCTTTTTTATTTGTTATTTCTTCAATGTTTTCACCAGGTGGTTTTACTAATAATTCGTAGCCGTATATTTTGTTTTGAGTGCCAGTTAAATCAACAATTGTATCAGCGGTAACATTTATAGTATCTGTTCCTTTTGTTTTTCTTAAACCAGCTTTATGAGTAATAACAAAGGTTCTTTTAATAAGTTCTGTAGTGTTTTCGTAAACATCAGTAGTTACAACTCTATAATTATTTATGCTATGCACATCGTCAAAATTAATAACAGGATTAGGGCTTAATATTCTTCCCGCTATTCTTTCAACAACAATATTAAACGTGCTTGTTTCGTTAACTCTACCGCCAGTGTTAAAAGTATTATCAGTGCTAATAAAAGTAATATTGTCGTTATTAGATATAGATACAGAAGCTCCAAAAGTAACCTTTGATCTTCTTGTACCTGAATAAACTTCATCAACTACATTTGTTACAAAATAGTTTGTACTTGCAACTACTATTTTTTGACCAATTTTTATTTGAGGATTATTTGTAAAACGATGTACTGTATCTGTAGCTGTAACAACGCAAGTGGCCGTTGTGTTAATAGTAACACTACAACCCTGTTTATATATTTTTATTAATCCTGCCATATTATATTTGTTCTTGATAAGCTGATGCAGCTGTTATTGTTAATGTTGATGTTGTTCTGCTAGTTGGAAAACTAGATGATGAAATAGCAATAGTAACAGCTATAGACCCATTAGTTTGTAAGGCTGTTGTTACAGTACCATTAAAATTACTTATAGACTCAGCATACGAAAAAGTAAAATCATTTGGATCTAACTTCCAAGGAACACCTTTTACAGTTTGAGGGTGTACATAAAACACAGCGTTATGAGTTATGCTAGCGCCTTGTTCTTTGTAAAACTTAATAGTATTGCTTGTTGATAAAGTATCAGAGGCTGAGTTGTTAATTATCCATTTTTTAGGATCTTTGTTAGCAGCTATATCTATAGCTGTAACAACGTGCTGTGCGGCTGAAGTATTACTATTGTAGTTTACAGCAGAAGGACTACCTATACCTTGAACATTTAGAGCTTGTGTTTTTAACAAGTCTATGTCATTGTTTATTTTAGCGCCTTGTATAAAGTTAAAATATTTACCTTCTTTTTCTACAAACACCGGTACGCTTCCCGACTCTTTGTCTGTTTTTATTGTTTCTGCAACCCAACCAGTGTCACCTTCATACGTAATTGTTTTAAAAGTTTTTACAGAGTCTGGCTCTGTGTTAAACACCAAGTCTATTGTAGAATCATATTGATCACCGTAAAAATTGTTTCTAGTTAAATTTTCACCATGCATGTATATCTCGCCAAGTTTAAAAGTAAAATAAGAGTTAGAGTACGATATACCGTCTTCAGGTATAAACGATTTAAAACTTGTCCAACCGTTTACTTTTTCAGTAAAGCTTAACGTTTGATTATTCAACGTTACATTATAGTGGTCTTTTAAAGAGTCATAAGAACCTTTTACTTCTAAAGAGTTATCTAAATTATCTCTAAAAAACTTAGACATACCTTTTTCAGCAATGTTAGTTATACCGTCGCCAGACAACCTTAAAATAGCACCTCTTTTTTTATCAGCAAAATAACATCTATAACCATAAGAAGCAAACGACTCTGGGTTTTGTGATATACCATACTCACCTACAAATGGCACTACCTGACCTAAAACCTTGTTGGTTGCTGTAAGTTGAGGATTACCATCAGCGTTAAACAAAGCATCTTTACTAGCTAAAACTTTTAAAACTTTATCTTCACATAAAACAATAACGTTTGTGTTTCTTGTAAAAAGCTTTTGCACGCTACCATAGTCAGGGTTTAAGTCTTTAGTTATTTTTTCGCCTTGTATAAATTGGTTTAAATTGTTAAAACTAGATTTAGAATTATATATACCTGAATATATTAAACCGTTTATTTTTCTTTCTTCTTTATAATCAGTATCAAGTATTGTAGAAACTCTAGGACCTTTGTCTATTGTAACCGCATTAAAATCATCAAATATTCTATTAGACTCAACACCGTTTCCAAATGCAAAACAATTGTAATAATTTAAAGTTGCTTTATTAACGTCAACAGTGTTGTTAATTAAACCGTCAGTTATCATAATACCACTACTTCTTGTTACTCCAACATTACCGTGCGGTAAAATATCTTTTTCTAAAACAATATCTTGAGAATAAATAACGTTATTGTTTTGATCTTTTTTAAACACAGTTATAGTTTCTCCAGCTGGAATAGTTTTTAATACGTGTTGAGTATCTATTTGAAAAAGATCTAGTTTATTTTTTGAATTAGATTTAGCCTTTATTATAACAGCATTGTTAGCTAAAGGATTGTCACCGTCGGCTGTTCTGTAGCTTGTTTTAACACTCATGCCACTTCTAATAATTAACCTAGTTAAAGGTGTTTCGTAAAACAAATTTAAATCTACTTTTTCTTTTGGCAATACTTCAAACACGGCTGGTGTGTCGCTGCTTATAGTAGCTTCACCAAAATCAATTTCACAAGCAGAAAAAGTTGCACTATTGCTAGTTGCTGTTTTTTCTTTATTTGATTTTTGCTCAGCGCTAGAAAAAGTTTTGCCAGATGTGTATAAATTACTACTTAACTCTAAAGGTGTTATAGCTGCAACTGATTGGTTGCTAGTTTCTTCTAGCGGACTCCAAACAATACCTTTGTCTAATTGTATATCTATAACTAAAGCATGCTCATAATACTTACCTTTGCCTGGGCCAAAACTTGCAGAAGTATCATCAACTCCAGTATTTACAATACCACCATTGTCTTTAACAACTACAGAATTTTTAGCAGGACACACAACACTTTTTCTAATTGTATAAACAGTGTTTGTTGGGTCGTTTGGAAATCTAAATGTCTGACCTACTGTTGTAAGGTATAAGTAAAAATTGTATAAAATACCTAAATTACCTTTTGTTTTTGCAAAACTATTTATACCTGTTATTTTAAAAGTACAGTTTGTTCTACCTAATTGCCAACCATCACCTACATAAGGTAAAAATCGGCCTACACTTTTTGGGTTGTATTTAAAACCAACACTTTGATCAATACAAATAATAGGGTTTGTTGCTCCGCCTGAGTTTGAAGGGTCGTCATAGTTTATTTCTTTCATACTATAACCGTTAATCATGTCTTGGCTGTATACACTACTATTTAAAACGCCTCTAGTTGTTCCACCAAATTTTACCCTTGTATTTGCACCGTTAACAGAAAGCGTAGCGGCATAAGCAACGCCACCTAGTGTTTCAGGATTTAAACAAAGACCGTTACCATTTTTAGTTCCAGCTATACGCCTAGTGTTTACGCCATCAAACAAACCAAAGTTTTGTCTAGACTGACGCCAAGCGCTTGATGTTCCACCGTTTTTAGCTGTGTAAAGAGTTTGTGGTATAGCATTAATGTCAAGCAGTTGTCTTATATAATCTGTAGACGTTGTTAAATTAGTGTCAGGAATAATAGTATCACTATTACCTTGGTCTAATAACCATGTTTGCGCGTAAAAAAGCCTTGCAGAATCTCTACTTTTAAAAGTGTTTATAGAGTCTTGTGTTTTATATATAAATTCATTTATAAAACCATCTCTTTTTATTTGTATAAAAAACTTACCTTTAAATTCTTCGCCATAATCGTCAGTAGTTTGTTTGTAAAAATTACATTGAAGTTTTAAGTCTTGCGGATTAGGTAAAACCGTATTTGTAGCATTGTAAGAGTTAGGGTCAATGTCTAACAGTTCTATTCTAGTTGCTTGAGGTGAGTCGCCAATAAACCTTATATCATCGCCAAAAGGTTTTTTTGTTTTAAAATAAAACATATCTACAGCATCCTTAAAAAATAGCTCGTCATTGTGAACTTGACTTATAGACTCACTTAACACTAAAGAACTATTACTAGTGTTTACGCTTGCTACAACTATAACTTTACCTTTGTAAGTTAAAGAGTTTTCATTGTCAACAAGCCTCATACCTTTTTTAACAACTTGAATACCAGCACTAACATTAGTACCGTCTGATTGACTGGTACTACCATTATTGAAAAAATTAACTGATGCTGTAGTTGTATTTGCCGTGTTAGATATTAATACGCAAACATTACCTTTTGACGTAACACCTTGAGCTGTTGTTCCTGTAATTTTTTCTACAGCAGTCTTTTTGTATATTTCTGTTAACTCGTATTTTTTAGAAACCGTACCGTTTAGCGTAGATTTTATTTCAAAAAATCTATTATCAATGTCGTACCAAACACCGGTGTTAGTTATATAAGAGTTAAACTCTTCTAACAGCTCAGTGTCTACCCTAAGATCAAACGCGCTAATTAAAAAAGTTGAAGAACCTTTTGTAGGGTATTTATATATTTGTTTTAAATATTTAGCGTTTATAGTGCTATTGCTATCAGAGCTGTCAACAACATTTCCAGCAGAAAAAGTTACAGAGCTTGTGCTCGACCCTACCTCTTCCATTTTAAATCTTAAATGTGTAGGAACTTCTGCTTTTTTATCAATAACTTTATATTTTATAGTTGATCCAGCAGGAACATCAACAGCGTTTTCTGTGTCATGTTCTTTTTTTATAGCTATATAATCATTTTCATTAATTTTATTTATTTCAGACGAAGGAAAAGAAATCCAAACATTTTCATCTTCTGTGTCGCTATAAAAACGATCCATTGCTAAATTATAAAACTCATTAGAAGAGTCTTTTATATAATATTTAAAATGCGTAGCCCAAGAAGGAGGCGACGATAATAAGCTGCATTGTATAGAGTTTTGAGTTTCAGACTTTTTTTGATCTAGTTTTATAATACCAGTTTCGTTTGTAAAGACAGGTGATTGTCTTCCGTAATTATCTAAAAACACAACACCAACCTGATAGTCTCTAATTGATTTTAAAGATTTTAAAGGTACATCACCTATTTCAGAACTATTTAAAGAAACTTTAAATTTAACAGGAGTATTAAAATAATTGTATTGCTGCAAATAGTTTCCGTATAAAAGTCTATTACCAGTTATTTCTTGTGCTTTTGCTTTTCTAGGTACATTGTCATAAGGTCTTAGCATTTGATTTTCAGGTAGCAAAGACTTTATTTCTTCTGACGTTATAATTATTTCGTCGTTTGATTTTAAGTCGTCAAGCTCAGAACCTTCAATAGTTCTTAATATATAAACGTTTGTAGAGTTAGATTTTTTGTATAACAAATCTATAGACTTAACATCTTCTGGCATTTCTTTAATACCAGACAAAGTAACTTTTCTAAGGTCGTTAACCATAGATTTATTGTAACCCAGTTTAGAGTCATAATTGTAACCCTCATCGTTTTTTGGTATAAAAGCAACTTCTGTAAAAGGTGATATTGCAGAGTATTCATTATCTATATATTTATATCTATAAGAAAATCTTGCAAACTCTTTTTCATATATAGCGTCTGGCTGTACTCGCTTAGAAACAAATTTTAAAGAATTAACGTTGTCTATTATAGAATCATCTATAGACAATATTTCAGCTTCAAACATTTGTCTATTAGTTCCAGTACCAATTGTACCGCAAGCAACTTCTGTTGGCTCTATTTTTTTAACGCTAACATTGTCAATAGCTCCAGCCCAGTCTGTGTCATTAAAAAACATTAGCTCTGAGTTACTGTTGTGGCTTCTTTGTTTAAAATAAACATTGTAAGTACCTGTTGCATGTGTAGGTAATAACAAGTGATTAGAATGGCCATAATCTGAGTCGTTAGCTGTTTGCAAATCATTAGTAGCTAATATAAGGTGTAATCTACCTTGATTACCTGAAGAACCACTAGAGGCAGTTGTTACTGTGTATGTTAGTTTGTAATATTCACCAGCAACAAGAGCTTCTGCCAAAACATTTCTAACATAGCCTTGCGCTGAAGATGTTGATGTTAAAGTACCACTGCTAACAAAAAAAGCAGCAGCAGAAGTTCCAATATCTGTAGTTCCAGTAGTTCCTGTATGCCAAGTTGTTAAATCTGAAAAATCACCATTAGCAATTTTTTCATTACCAACAAGACTAGCAGAAGTAACAACATCATTAGTTGTAGGTATTACTTTGTTATTACGAACTTGTACTTTTTCTGTTAACTTTAAAGTTATATCAACAAACTTATCACTATCAAAGCTAATAGCGTTAACGTCTTCTGCTTGTAATTTTATAATATCATTAACCTCGTAATTAGTACCTCCATAAAACTGTATTGGCTGTATTTTTATAGGTCTTGGTTTTGTCAAGCAATTTATTTCGTTAATTTTAACAGTACCTACAGTATTGTCTTGAGCAAAAAGAGCAAGCATACCGTCATTACCACTAACAGCTTGTTTCCACGTAATACTTATTTCATGAGTACCAACATCAAAAACTCTAGCTTCACGGCCATTTAAACCGTTAAACGTTGTTTGATTTAAGTTGCTGTTTTTTGATAAAAAACCTATAGTACCAGCTGTTGTAACAGTTATAGTAACTTCCATTCTATATATATGGCCAGCTAATAAATCTGTAGATTTAGTTATTTTTGGATATCTAACAGATCCAGAACCAGTACCGTCATAAGAATATGTTTTTGTACCAGAGTTGTAAGACCAACCAGAGCCATACTGTAATTGATTTGTACCGCTAGTAGCATCAGACCCTGTTAAAGTAATATCAAAACCAGTTCCATCGTTTAGTATACCACCGTCTTTTAATAAATTTCCATTATTATCTATATAATTATCTGACGAAGTGCCAATAGGTTTTTTTAATATATTATTGCTAGAGTCTTTGTATGCCCAAAAATAACTATTGTTAAAAGGTGTTGACCAATGAAATATTCTAACTTTTGTTCCATCTGCAGGACTTGTTACTATAGTTTTAGCATTAACAGTAATAGTATGGTTTAGCCAGTCAACAGTTTTTACAGTGTGATATCTAACAGGTTCAGTATATGTACCAGATCCGTTTTCACTAATAGCAACTACCATGCCAGGTTCTACGGCTCTCCATTTTTTATAATCATTACCTGTTGTAAACCCTGTCGTGTCAAAAGAAATTATGTTACAACCATCGTCATCAACAAAGTTGTTACAAACTCTTTCTATAAAATCATCTTCTGTTAAATTGTATATTGAAGCGCTACCAGCTGTAGTTGCAAATATATTTTTAGATAAAAAGTCTTGTGATTCTGCTTGATCGATTGTAGTTCTAGATCCTTTTACGTAAGTAGTATTACCCTTAGTGTGAGAAACACCTTTTACGTTACCTTCTCTTGTAGTATTAGAAAGACTAATTTTAGGTGCGTTTAGAGGATATTTTTTTATAACAGTAATTAATTCTTCATAAACATTGTTAGTATATGTACCGTCACTGTTTTGATATTTAGTAGTAGTAGAAAAATCAGTAGAACCATTTTTCATTCTACTAATATTTATTTTTTTAGGTTCAGAGCTATTGTCTGTAAAAAACAAAAAGTCATCTATAACATTAACACCTGTTATTAGGTTTTCTGCACTAAAGTTTAAAAAAGAATTATCATTTAGTTTGTTAGTGTCAACAAGTATTGGAACAACTTCGTTTGTAATAGGATTATACTCTGCTATAATATCTTTTGAAGTATCTGACACAAACCATATAATAGTTTCTTTTTGTTTGTCAACAACAGAGCCTATACACGTGCCACCGCCGATAGCAGATTTAACTACATTACCGTAAGCGTTTTGTGCAGAGCCAGCATCGCTAGACTCTGAAAAAGATACGTCAACATTTAGTGCATTTCTATACTCTCCATTAGGTATTAATCTTTCATCAAGATCTTTGTTCATTCTACCTGCATGGAACACATTTTTTAATTCCGGCATGTATTAGTGTTTTATTTGTTTTGATTTACCTCTCATTACAGACGTTAACTCTTCTGCTTTTAAATTTGACAGTCTTAATTTAGCTGTTCTTATAGCAGCACGTCTTTCTTTTTTATATCTAGCTACTAAAAACTCTGGTATATTAATTTTAGTTGCTAATATAGCGTGAGCAATATGTTTATATATAGCTTCTTCAGCAAACTTATGTACTATCATTTCAGCATCAGTACCTAAACCATCACTTATATACTGTAATACAACAACCTTGTTTGTTAAATTTGATGAAAAATGTATTTTACCAGTATTATAATCTATAAAATAATCACCGTTAATACTTGCTAAAGAAGTGTCCATACCATATCTTCTTCCTTCGTTAATATCGTGTATATCTGTATCATATTCTGGATCATTGTTATTTCTTAAATGATCATCGTTAGCTTCTCTTCTTGTTAGCGTTGTTGACTTAGGATTAGATAAATAAGTACCATCGTTATTAAATATGTACTCATAATCTTCATCTTGTGATAATTCAGTTGGATTACCAGTGTGTTTTGTAGGAACTAAAGGCCTAAAAACACCAGCGTTGTCTACCCACATTATTTTTACATAATTTACATAATCAGGTGGTAACTCCATGACAAGTGTAGGTGGTACTTCTAGCTCTTGACTTTTTGTAGACCTAAACGTGTCATAACTAAATTCTTGTATTCCTCTTTTTGCGTGAAACACAACGTCTGTTCTTTTGGCTCTGTTTATTATTTTATCTTCACCCGTGTAACCAACAATAAAGTTATTAACTAAATCTTCTAGTTTTATATACTGATAATTACCTAAATTTGGATTTGTTATTATAACCTCAACACTTACACCTACCGGTATGTTTGTATTTAATACTAAAACACCTGTAGAAGCTGTATAACTTGTTATTGCAACACTGTGAACAGCTATTAAAGCTCTTGACGTACTAGTAACACCATTTACCGTACCTGTTATATAAACGTTAAACAAACTGCTTGACGTAGGTAATGTTGGAAAATCTAATGTAAATGTATTTGTTGGTGAACCAGTTACTGTAAATGAATTTAACCCGTGATATTGTTCTTGTGTTCCTTTAAATAATCCCATGTGTTATTGTTTTTCTTGTTGAACTTGTTTAACTTCTTCTTGAGTTGCAATTTGATATAACTGCGGATCTTCTATTGAAACACCAGCTAAAGCTAATATTTTTAATACTAATAAAGTTTCTTCTGACTCGTGTAGCTGAGGATTTGTTGAAGCGCCAGAGTTATATAACGCTGTACCTCCTACAGTTTCAAATCCCCACACAATATCTGTTGGCCTACAAACATAGTTACAAGTTACATTGTTAACCGTGTAAGTAGATGGTGGAGAAGATGGAAAAACCTTTATAGTTGTGTCTGTTTTTCTTGTGTAAACAGGGTAATCGCCAGAAGGTTGTGCTAGCGGCGATCTTTCCATATATACTAATTCTTTTTTATTTATTTGCTGTACTTCAACATCATAAGCCCCTGTTGGCGCGTAAAACACAGTTCCTAGTCTATAAACGTCAGTAGGTAGTGTTAAAGTATTACCATTAACAGCTGACATTGCTACTCTGTATTTTTCAAATGGACTAATTTTTTCTTCTAATAAACTAACCATGTTAGAATATTCTGTGTCGTTTGCTAATCGTCTGTCAAATTGATTTAAATCGTAGAAGTATTGCTCAAATATATCCATTTGCGCTTGGTTTGCAAATAAATTAAATTCTTGAGGTGTAATATAGCCTCTTTGTTCTTTATTAGCGATTGCTAATACTCTTTGATGTACTGTATCTATGTTTATAGCCATATTATTTGTTTATAACTAGTAATATAGTCACTCAATACTACTAGTAAGTTAAAAAATAGCCACCCTAAAAAGAGTGGCTACTTTCATTAGGTTAGCTTAGTTGCTTTTCTATATTTTGTAGAATCTCCATACCTTCGTCAGTTTTAAACCAAGCGGCTAAAGCTGAGTAAGGATGCTCATCAAAAGGCACGTTCATTAACTTTCTTTTGTTTGATCCCCAAGTAAACACTCTTTGATCTCCAGATAAATTAATAATACCTTGTTCAACTGCTTTTATACCCATATTTCTAAGATGTACGTTGTCGTCTTTTGCTAATTCTAAAAACAACTTAGGTTGTTCTTTAGCAAATAATAGCAAGTCTCTTTTAAGTTCCTTAGAACTCATCTTAGACACCTTAGAACCTATCTCTACACGCATAATTGCTTCAGCTATATCTATATCTAAAGATCTTGCCATAACCATTGCGTCTAACTCTAGTTCTAAATCAGCAACTTCGTCAACAGCTTCTTTTACGTTGTCAACTTCGTAATATAAAACATCTCTGCTAGGGTGATAAATAGATAAAAACTTTTGTAACATTACGTTTTCTCTTTTAACGTATAAAACGCCATCTCTAAAAACTATATGTGACAACCGTCTGTCATTATTCATTTCATCTACAAAAGGTGTGTTTTGATTTTCGCAGTATTGTATTGCTCTTGAATAACCTGCGTCTTCATCAAAATACATCATGTTTTTTGATTTTAAAGTAAATGTTAGTGGTGATAAACCGTTTTTTAAAACATAAGTTCTATCTTTTAAATCCCACTTTTTTTCTTTTGGTTTTACAACCTTTTCTACATGCTCATCACCAGGATCTCCTTGGTATGAGACTTTTTCTTGTTTTTTTGCCATAATAATATATAATATAAGTTAATAAAAAGAAAAGGAGAGGAGTTAACCTCCCCTTTTCAATAATAAAGTTACGATTAACCCTTCAATAACATGAAGTTGTTAGCCGCTTGAACTACTAAGCATCTTTCAGATAAGTAGTTAACTTGCATTGCATCTAAGTCAGAAGTAATGTTACCACCAACAGATCCAGTGATCCAAGTTTTCATCTTTCTGTTTTCGCTTTGTGAAGCTCTGTATCTAACATGTAAGAAAGGTCTCTTCATGTTTCTTCCCATAGTTTCATCGTAAACAGATGATACACCAGCAGGAATAAGAGCACCTTCAATCTTATTGTTTTTAGCAGAAGCAGCAATACTACCATACATTTGAGTATCGTTTAAGTATTTCCAGTCAGTTTTGTAGAAGTCATAAGAACCTCTTCTGAAACCAGAGAAACCTAAATTTAACGCCATGTCAGCAGAATTGTCAAACACACCAAAACCAGCAGAAGCAGCATAACCAGCACCGATGTTACCAAGAGTATCATCTAAGTTGATATTTTGCGCTCTGTTTAAGTAAAGCATGTTTTCTTCAATAGCACCTTGACTATCTAAAGTAGTTAATATGTTGTCTATAGTACCCATGTTGTCAGTAAACATATCTGTTACTGAACTTGCAACAAAAGTATCGTTTAAAACGTGACCTCTGTCTTCAATAGCAGCAAACATACCTTCAGTACCAGCAGGAACTGCAGCGTTTGCAGCACTAGCTTTTTCAACAGCTTCAAGCATTGACATTTCTAAGTAATCGTTAAAACGAGCTCTAGTGTCACCTTCAGCTTTTAAGTACCATAAGTAACCTGATTGACCTTCTTCGCCAGTAACTTCTACCCAACCAATTTGTGCAGCATCAGATCCAGATACTTGAAATCTATCTCTAATGATGATTGGCTTGTTAGTAAAAGACTTAAAAGATGGAGTTAAAGCACCTCTATCTAAAGAAGTTCCTTTCGCATGCTCAGAACCATATATTAGTAACGTAAACGTTGTGTTATCGTTACAAGTAATGTTTCCAGTAGCAGTTGAAGCTAAACCTGCTTGAGTATAAGGCTTAACAGTACAAGCTTTCTTGTCGTTTGTTCCAGAACCATCTGAATCTACATCAACAGCAGTTACAATACACTTGATTTGATCACCTGCAACAGCTTGTGTTGCACCTGAACCACCTGAAACAGTTGCTACAGTAAGTATTACAGTGTCAAATTTTCTAACTAAGTTTGCTTCAGCAGCATCGTCAAAAATAAGCATATCTTCAGATGCATCACATGTTACATCTGGAATTGATATATGTAGTCTACCTTGTTCTGACCAGACTACTTGATCAGAAGCCATTGCTTCTTCAGCTCCGACTTTTGCTAAAAATCCTGATAACATTCTGTTACCATATCTTTCTACCTCAGCTTCGTAAAGCTCTGGTAAATATTGTTGCGCCCAGCCCGTGCTAAAATCTAGATATGAACTAGATAATGTTTGTTGAACTGGAGCTGGAACCGGTGATATACTCGGTCCCGCGCTAGGAGTTACGCTTGCCATAATTTCTAATTTTTTTAATTAATAATTTACTTTTTTAGTTTTAATTTAAAACTCGAAGAATTATCACCTAACACTTTGTATTTAAAGCCAGTTTTTTCGTCTCCATAAGACTGTCTTGGACTCATGTCTACGTTTTTTGCTTTACTAACACTTTCTTTTATAGCATCAGCTTTGCCTTGCTCGTAAAAATGTTGTGCAATAGCATCTGAGTTCATAGCAGTAAAAAGAGATTTATGATAACCTTTAGCATCTGACATTTCATTTTTTTCATTCAAGAACTTCTTGACAAAATTATTAATGTCGCTTTGTGTTTGTTTAACCTCGCTAGCATTGTTAACATTAAACCTATAAGTTTTATCACCAACGTTATATTCAAATCCTTTGAAATCGTTGTTAAATAAACCTTCGGTTTTTTTGTCAAAAATACTTTTTTGTTGCAATTGAACTTTTTTGTTTTGCTCCGAGTTTTTGTTGTATTCGTTATAGAAATTAATAGCTTCCTTTTGGTCGGAAGTCAACTTACTCCCAGCCTTAATTTCTTCGTAATACGAGGACTTTAGCCCGTCCATGTGGCGTCTAGCGTCAGCAACTTGCTCTTTAAACGCTAATTTTTTTCTTTTTATTTCTCTATCAGTAGCCTCTTCTTCATCATAAGAAAATCTATCTTCAATAAGAAAATCTATTTCTTCATTATTTAAATGACCTTTAGTTTGTTTATAATATTCTTTTAAAACTAAATTGTCATCTAATTTACTGTAATCTTGATTTAACTTTACATAATCTGTTAAATCACCACCTGTTTTATCCATAAAGTCGATTAACTTTTGTATATTTTCAGGTAAAGGTTTACCAGTTTCTTTAGCCTCAGCTATAGCGTCTTTAGTTTCTTCAACTAATTCTTCTACTTTTTCTTCTACTTTTTGCTCAGTTATCTCTTCTAATACTGGGGCTTCTTGTGCTTCGGCTTCCGGTTGTACTTCTTTTTGTTCTTGTGCGGTCCCGGTGTCCTCGGGTTTAACATCCTCAAGGACTCTTGTTTCGTCAGCACTATCGTTTGTAGTTTCATTTTCTTTAACTTGCTCTACTGGTTCTTCTTTTTTTGATAAATCTAATTTTATAGGACCATCGTCCTTAACTATTTTTGGCATTTTAATTTTAAGTTTGCCTTCTTCTTTAGGTTGTGTAGTTTCTTCAACTACTTCTTTGTTTTCTTCCATAATAAAATATAATAATTAATAATTTTTATACGCTAGGTTCAAATTGACCTATGTCAAATCCACCTCCCATACCGTCATTTGCAGATTCAAAATCTACAGGTTGACCATCACCTGTTCTTTGGTTTATAAGTTTGCTTTGTTGAGATGCTTGCATTTTAGTTCTATTATCTTTTCTGTCTTCACGAGCAGACTCTCTGTCAGACAAACTTTTAGTTTCTTTTTCTTTTAGTTGCATATTGTAAAAATGCTCTAACTGCATTAACTGTTTTTTCAAATCAGCTTCGCTCATCATTTCTTGTTTTTTAAACTCTGATCTTTGAGCTTCTAACTGCATTTCTGTTTGAGCTAGCATTTGTTGTTTTTGAACTTCAGCTTGTGCTGCTGCGGCTGCAGACTGTTGATTTAACTGTGCTTGCTGCTGCATGTTTTGTTGTGCTATTCTTTGATCTAGCTCTTGTTTTTTCTTTCTACGTACTTTTAACAACTGGTTGGCTAGTTTTAAATTTCTAACCTCTCTAACGTCAATAGCATCTTCTAAATTTATACTTTGTTGTTGCAATGCCATTTGTATATTGTTTTCTAACAATTGTTTTTCTTCTTCATCTGGTTGTAGTTCTATAAATATACCAAAGTCGTGTAAATGTAAGTCTTTTAGTTCTTGTAAAACACCAACATTAAACGCGCCTATTTTTTGTACAAAAGCTTCTTTTGTTGGCGAATACTCTAAAACGTCTGATATTCTTAACGATAAACACTCTGCTATTTCAGCTGTTAAAAACAAGCCCGCATCTAATATGTGTCTTGTAGCTGTATTACTATTAGCAGCTGCAATTTTTTGTATACCAACCAACGCGTTTTTATCAGGCATACTACCATCTCTAGCCTCATTAAGACCAGTAGCATCTCTAATCATTTGCATGTAATAGTTATACGTTTGTATTAAGCTTTGCATTTTAGCACCACCATTACCACTTGCTATTTCTTGTATAGGTACTCTACCTGGATTCATATCACCATCAGCGGTCATTGATCTACCAATAACACTACCTGTTTGAAAGAACATGTTTAAAGCTTCTTGTGGATTATAGTTTGTACCATTACCTAAATCTATTTCTGCAAGTCCATCAGCATCTAAGTATATACCATCAGGTATTATACGTGACATTACTTGCTGTAGCTTTAAATGCGTTAACTGTATCATATCAGCAAAACCAGTTGTTCTACTAACTAAACTTTCTATTTTACCATTGTACATACGAGGAGCAACAATAGCGTAATTCATTTTTACTTTAGTATAATCACTTTTTGGACGCATCATGTTTTTAGCTAGTCCCCAGTGTAATAGTTTGTTAGTGCCAAGTATTACAGCGCCTTCATACAAAACTTCTACAGCTTTTTCTAGTTTTGTAAAGTCTCCTTGTAGTTCAGCTGGTGGATTAAACTGATCTGTTTTTAATATAGCTTTAACACCACCAGTTCTAGTGTTTTTCATTTTATAAACCTCGTTGTTATAAGTTTTGTAATTAAAATATAACACTTGAATTTTATTGCTATCGTACTTTCCTTGACTAACATATCTTTGATTATATGCTAACTCGTTATAAGGTTTTGTTTTTTGTATTTCTTCAAGCTCAGCCGCTGTTAAATCAGGAAACTGTTTTATTAATTCGTTTACAGGTATTGTTTTTACTTCACCTATATAATATATATCTTCAAAATACGGAGACTCTGTATAAGAATAAACTATTTTTGCAGGATCAACGTAATCTACCGTAATACCGGTTGATTTAGAGTAATTAGTTTTTACAGCTCCAATACCTAAAACTGTTAAATCATATAAATATCTTTTTCTAACTAAATCATAGTTGTTACCATCAAGCATACAGTTAATAGCTTCTTCTTCTGCTATTTCAATACCTTGCTTATAGCTTAACTGCATATGTAAAGACAGCTCTTCTTCATTAGCAGGCAAATCTTCTGTTTCAAACTCACTTGTTCTTACATCAATACCTTCTTGAGCTGCCATTTGTGTAAAAGGTATGCTTTTCATATCTTCAAGCACATCTTCCATGTATTTAGTTCTTTTTTCAACACCAAAAGGATCTTGAGAATAAGCTCTTATGTCGTAAACTCTTTGTGACATGCCATTAACTACTATATCAACAAACTTAGGTATAATAGGTACTGGCTTCCAGTCTAAATTTAAATAAGATAAATCACCGTTTATAGACAACTCATCTTTATATTTTTGTATTGATTGTTCGCCTCTAGCGTACGATCTTAATTTGTGAAAATTATCTTTACCTCTTTGATACTTACTATTTAAACCACCGTCTTCAAACCACTCAGATTCAATAGCTTTAGCAACTTTTAAACCGTACTCGGCAGAGTTTTTATACTCGTCGCTTACGTTTTGTTTAGGAAAATAATCTTGTGAAACAGCTTCTGCCATATTAGTTTTCTATTATTTTAGAAGTATAACCATCATTTTTATATCTAGCTATACTTATATTTAATTTTTGTCTTTGTACTGTTGCATTAGGCTTGTATAAATGTCTATTGCAAGCCATAATTGCTAAACCGCTACTTATAGCAGCGTCAAATTTTGTACGTTTGTTTATATCAAACCTAGCCCAGTCATTTAAAGTGTCATTAAAATACATATTACCTACGCTACCATCTGGTTTTGTTCCTACGTTGTTTTGTATATACATTTCAATAGCAGCTGCATGCGCTTGTTTAATGTCTTCACTTGAGTTTGGTATACCACCTATTTCTTTTTCTGCAACAGAAAGTTTATTCCAAACTTTATCAGGTCTATTCATACTATAACCTCTATATCCTCTACGCCTTAAATAGTATAGTAATCTTGGTTTGTTGTTTTCTGCAAGTAGTGGCATACCGTAAAATACTAGCGCCATTAATACATCTTCAAAAAACATATCTGCAGTTTGTGGTCTTGCTACATATTCTAAAAAAAACTGACTTGGCGGTGCGTCTTCCATGCTAAACTTAGTTAAGCCATGTAAAGCACCTTTTGATCCTCTACCGTCTACCGTGCCACTAATGTCGTAGCTATCACAACCAAAAGCACCCATATGATCGTTGCCAGGATATTTCGTGCCATTTTTTATTATTATATTGTTTTGTAAATTACTGGGTGGTGTCCAGCTAATTTTAAATCTACCTTTTAAATCTGGATAAAATATAACGCTTGTGTCTTGAACGCCATTTAACCATTGAAAGTTACCTGTTGAAACGCCTAGTGTTCTTGACATTTCTTCATTGTAATCTATTTGTTCGTATATTTTTACTAAGTTAAATATACTGTTTTGTGCCTCATCTCTAAATGCATGTTCAGTAGTTCTTGGAAACTGGCGGTAAAACTCATTTAATGCATCGCTATCTCCTTTTAAACCATCGGCTTCGTTTTGCCAGTGATCTACAATACCTACGTCTATTAATTCCCCGTCGGGTCCGACAACATCTGCGTCAGGACTATTAAATACTGGATGTCCGTGCTCATCAATAAATCCTTCGTAGTTCCATTCCATTGGGATAAACAAAGAGTAAAGGCCAGACTTCGTTTGACCATTTCTATTTCTTTGTGTGACATCTGATGCGTTGTATAGTTTTTTAAAATTGTCTCCACCTTTATCTAATGCGTTTGATGTTGAGCCCATCATACATTTACCAACTATTCTACTACCTAATCGCAAACATGTTTTTGTAACTCTCCAGTTATTTAATATATTATCAGGTCTTTCCCACTTACCACTTTCATCATGCACTAACAGATTAAGCTTTTCTCCGTCATAACTATTGTCACCTGTATTTTTCCAATCAATAGTAGTATCAAGTCCAACCAAGTCTTCCTGCTGTTCGTTTGTAGTAATTTTTTTACGCGTAAACTTACTTGCAGGAACCCTATAAGCAAGTTCAGACTTAGGCCTGTCCATACCATCTTGAATCGGTTTAAAGAAAAACGGATAATTGATTGATATTGGAACAACTTTATCTGTAAACATTTTTTTAGCATCTGCACCTGTTTTAGAGAGTATACCAAATCTACTATCACTTGCTAATGTAGCTTGGTTAACTGTTTCTGCTGAAGACATGAAAGAAAATCCAGACCTACGATTTTTAAGGTAGCACATCCCGTAACATCTTTTGTCGGCTTTACAAGCTTCCCAGAATATATAAAATAGTCGATTTGCTTCTCTAAAATCAGGCGCACCTACATCTATTTTACTCCACTGCAAGTACATATAATGTGTACCTGTTATATATGTTGGCGTGCCTTTGTTGTTAAACCAAAAACCTTGCTCTCTACGCTTGAACTCTTCATCTATATAGTCATACCACTGTTCTTTAGCTTCGTCAGGATAAGCTCTCCAGTCAAATATATTTTTTAATTTACTTAACTGTTTTGGCTGCTCAAATCTAATCCACTTTTTTTCTTTGTTGCTATACACATTGCTAGCTTTTGGCAAAGCTATTTTAAGGTTTTGTATTTCGTATATATCACCTATTTGACCTGTTCTACTTATAACAATAACATCATGTTCTTTGTTATAGCCATACTTCCACTTTTTACTTTTATTTAATCTAGTTATAGTGGTTTTTTTTATAGGCTCTATTACATTTAAAAGCTTTTGTTCGTAACTCATTTTGACCTACCTTCAGCAAAGCCTTTAAACACTTTGCTTTCTTTTTTAACCTCTTTACCTTCAAGTATATTTTCTTCTTCTTGTATTCTATTTAATATTTCAAAAGCATCGAATATAGCTAACTTTTTTGTAGCAGCCGCGTTTTTAAGCCTATCAGCACTAACGTCATCTTCTGTGTTAGTTATTATTTTTTCTTTAGCAACGTTGATTAACTCTTCAACTGCCCTGTGCCCAGCTTGGATTATAAGCTTCTTCGTTTCCTTGATATTCATATTTAATTGTAATATTATTAGATTTAACTCGATACAACCTTGTGCCATCAATAACAAACTCATATTTAGAGTTAGGTGTAAAGCCAATTAAAGAACCTTTTTCAACAACACCATCGGTGTGCACAACAATACCTTTAAAAGGTTCTTCTTTGTCTTCAGAAAAAATATTTGTGTTTTTAATAGGTTGTACAAAACAATAACCTTCTATACAAAACCACTCATTATTTCTTTTGTATGCAAAAACTTGATCGTAAGATATTATAAAATCGTTACGGTTTAAAAAAGCTCTACCGTTACGCTCTATACCTTTCATATCATGGTATCTTCTAAAAACATTATGATGAACAACTATTTCATCTCCTATTTTTACTGGCGTGTATATCGCCAGTGGCACCTGTTTAACAATAGCGTTTCTATTTACGTATTTGTGGTTAAATATTTCTGTGTTTAAAACTAACTCAGAATCACCAACTTTTTTTGTATTGTTATATCTTTGGCCTACTGGTGATATAATGTAGTCATATAAGCATTTCATTAGTATTGTAAATCGTACTCTATAGCTACAGCCATATTTTTGTTAAAATCTTTCCAAGGTAAAACATCTTTGTTTTTTTTAATATAAACAGAATATTTATCCTCTTCTTCTATAATATGACATATAGTATGACCGCCATAAACTTCTTGATCAACAGCATAATGCATTGCATCATTTTTGTAATTAGACCCTATACTTATTTTACGAATTACTTTTGCCATCTTTAATTTCAGTAATTACTCCAGTTCGTATATCAACGTCTACTTTACCATATTTTTCTTGCAGCTCAGAACTAATTGCTTGCATTTTTTGCTGTAACTCTACATAGTTATGCAATAACATATGTTTTTTTATTTCAACTTCAGCTATTTGCAACTTAGCAATATTCATTTGATCTGCGTGTCCTTGTAAACCGTCTAACTCTTCTTTTGTTAATTTTTTAGCCAAGTCTACTTTAGGTGTTTTTCTTTTTGCCATAATTTTATTTAATTTAAGTTAATTTATTGTTATTTATCTACTTATAATATTACATGAAATAGTGATTAATTACACTAATCATCTAGTTCTGATATATATGTGTTTTCTTCTAGCTCTTCAACTTCAATACCCGTACCATCACCTACCCAACTGCTATGATTTGTAAACGTGTAGTTTGAGCAAGTTTCTATATTGTTAAACTTACGTACACGGTCGTTGACAGTGTCTGTTGTAGCTATTATTCTTTGTGCACGATCTATGCTTTTACGCATAAACGTTATATTTTCTTTATTAAGTGTGTCAAATACCTCTGCTGTTACTATATAATAATTCATTTTATTTATTTACTATTGATGAACCTCCAGATATTGTAAAGTCATCGTTTGATACTGTAGCATCACCATTACCTTCCCATTTCCAATAACCAATTAAATTAGAACTAGCACTATGCGTCTGTGCGTTTAATACTGTACCACTATTATATAGCTCAGTAACTTCGCTATCGCTAAGTTTTTTATTCCAGATAGTTAAATCATTATATACTGTAGCTGAACCATCACCACACTTTTGCTGTAAAGTTGAAGCGTTTGAGTGTTCACCATTACTACCTAAACTCCACAACCTATCATTAGTAGTGCTTATTGGATTACCAGCTCTAGCACTAGAGTTGTTATTTGTTTGTATTGGAGCTGTCCCAATACCAGTTGCGTTCCAATATAATCTTAACGAAGCAGCTGTATTAGTACCATCATTAGTTACAGTTATCATTGTATAATTATCACTATTAACATTACCTCTATTACTAGCACTCCAAAACGTAGTACCTAAACCAGCCGCGTTGTAACCAGCTACATATTGTGATGCTTGAGAGTGAAACAACCAACCACCTTGATTGTACCATTGACCACTACCAGCAACGTTACCATACCTAACTTCTATTCTATTAGTGTTTTCAGCATATATAATTTTAACCATATCTTCAATTTGCTTAGCCGCACCTGATTTTTGACCAATAATAAAATGTATATTAGTATTTAGGTTGGCTGTCCAACCAGCTTTTACCCAAAAAGATATTGACCACGTTGAAGCACCTGTAATATTAAATGTATCGTCAGTGTCAGTAAATTTAATTGCATTGGCAGTACCTACGGATGTTGTTTTAGACACTGCTTTAGCGTTTGCAAATGCTGGAGCTGCATCATCGTCATAACCACCAAAAATGCTAAGATCTAGCTGACTTTCTCCGTCGTAAACACCGCTTGAAAACCCCGCGTGATTTCCAAATTTAGTAGCGAAGTTAGGTGAGTTGGAGTTTAGTGTTTTAGTTTGTAAATAAGCTGACATGTCTACCATGTCTGTATCTTCTTCAGTCATGTCACCAGCAGCAATGTAAGCATCGTCTTTTATTTCTTTATATATACCATACTTATTTATTTCACTAGTATCAGGAGGAATTGCCATTTATTAATTTTTTTAGTTCGTCAATTTGTTTTTGTTGTTCTTGCACAGCTTTTGTTAAGACAGCAACCATTTTAACGTAGTCAATACCTTTTGCTTTTTTGTCATCAAAAATTGTTTCAGACTCAGTAACTAGTTCTGGAATAACTTTTTCTACCTCTTGAGCTATAAAACCTAAACTATTTGCCTTATCTGCGTCAACTTCTTTTTTCCAAGCATAACTTACTGGCCTTAATTTCATAATAGCGTCAAGACCATAATTTAGATTTTTTATATTTTTCTTTAATCTTTTATCTGACCAACCAGTGTAGTTAAGAACTTGTGTTCCTAAAGATCTAAATATACCACCATTTGTAAACTCAAACTTTCTATTACCATGGCTATTATTTCCAACCGTTGCGTGGTCTGTTCTAATAGTTATAGCATCTGACTGGGTTGTGTAATCCATATACATACCTGTACCTCCTCTACCAATTCTTAAGTTTGTATTAAAAATATCATCAGAAACAGCTACACCATTACTACTAACTGTAATGTTACTATGCGCAGTAACCGCAACACCGTCTTGTGTAACACTAATACCATTACCCGCGCCAACGTTTATTGCGACAACATTGTTACCTGTACCACCATTGCTTAGTAATCCACTACCAGCTAAAGCATCTACCATGTCTCCAACTAACATTTTGTGGGTAGTGTTACTATCTTCTGAATCTGTAATGGCTATATAACTATCGTGATTAAATAAACTAGTGGTTAAGTCGTTAGCAAGGCCTGCAATATTTAAATTAAAATCTAAATCAAATTCATCAGTGCTACTACCAGTTGATATGTCAGTAAAGTTTATATTAATGCCATTACCACTACCTTCTTTAAACTTAAGATATTTTCCTTCTGTTATTGTTACCGCAGTTCCATCACCATCTTCAACAACAAAACCGAGGCCCATTGTGTTATTGTCTGTCCACGGCACGTTAACATAAGCTTTTTGACTAGATAGTTGTACTGCATAGTTTCTATTACTAGCGTTTGTAGAAAAACCTGTTTTAATACCACCCAACGCACTATTACTTGCTGCAGGCAATGTATAACCACTACTAGAACCGGTGTAAGCTATACTTAGAGCACTACCATTTGTTCTAGTAACACTTATATCTGTTCCACCTGTAAATTCAATATCATCTGTTGTTCCACCAGAAGCAGTTAATCGTAATTTTGTTGTATTGGTAGGAACGCTTACTGAATATGTTTGACCACCACCAGCGTTATTATCCACATAATCTACAACTGCAGCTGACGTAGGTATTGTAGTATCATTATCATTATTACCAATACCTTCTGATTCAGTTACAATTACAGCGGCAGTCATGTTTCCAATATCAATGTTAGTTATCGAATTACCAGTACCGTTAGCATCTATAGTTTTATTTGTAAACGTTTGTGTGTTACTAGCAGTTGTAGTACCTGTGTTTGTTGTATAACCAGCACCGTTTGTTATATTGTTATTATTAAGAGATATATCTCCTGAACCATCAAAAGATACTCCTGCAATATTTCTAGCTGTTTGTAACTTTGTTGCTGTTCCTGCGTTACCCGTAATAGTTGTTTGAACAACGTTTGGCGCAGAGTTTGTAATATTAATTTGTTTTCCAGATCGAGTTGCAGTTATACCTGTTCCTGCACCAAAAGTTACTGTATCTCCTTGCGCTATAGTTGCTGTGTTACTAGTACCAGTTGCAGCAAGTAAAAAATTTGACATTGTACCACCACCAGCACCTGCTACTTCATTGTCCACATATGATTTAACCGCGTTTTGTGAGGGTACTAGCGTGTTTGATGTACCTAAACTAGTAGATGTGTCTGTAGCATGAACAGCTGATCCATTAATTTTTAATCCATTAACAACGTCAAGACCATTTCCGTCCATAGTCATTTGAACTACATTACTAGCACCATCAGCTTTTGTTTGAAACTTCATTTTACCACTAGGGTTACAAAATATACTAACTTCATCGTTATTTTCATTCATAAACCTCATGGTAGGTGATGCGCCTGTACCATCGTCTAATAAAAGAGAACCTGTAAAAGTTTTTGTTCCAGCTATAGTTTGAGAACCTGTTTTTTCAACAATTCCAGCAGCGTCTAAACTAGCAGCTCCAGTACCGCCTCGGTTAACTGCAAGTGTTGATGATAAAGTGGCAGCTGATCCAGTAGTATTCTGGTTCCAAGTAGGTACAGTACCAGTTAAATCGCTATAACCAACTTGCGTCCATTCAGGTTCTGTAGCAGTATTTGCCGCACCTCTTGATCTTAAAAATTTATTGTTACTTTCTGCGTTTCCACTTAATTTAGCATAACCACTTTCTCCGCCGTAAACTATATCACCTAAACTAAGACCACTTAAACTAGCTGCAGAGCCTGATGTATTTGAACTTATAGTTGTTGGTAAAAATGAAGCTCCTATAGTACCATTGTTTATATTACTAGCGTTTCTTTGGTCTACATTTGCAACATTACCTAAACCGACATCGCTACTAGTTAGTGTGTGCCATTGAGCTGTACCAGCACTACCAGCATACTGAAGAACTTGACCGGTTGCACCTGCAGCTGGAATATGTTTGTTACCAGCGTTTGTTGGGTGAACATAAGCATTAGCATTAGTATCAATAGTATCTAGTTTTGTACCATCAGTTTGTAAATCTCTACCATCTACTGTACCACTAGTTAATATATTACCATTTACATTAATTGGATGTGAAATTTTAAATTGAACAGCACTTGTGTCCCATAAAATAGTGGCATCAGTTGAGCCGTTTACAGCATCTTGTATTGTAATACCAGCGCCATTAGCTGAAGAGGAAGAATCACTAGTGCTATAGTTTAATGTTATATTTTTATCTTGTACGTTTAAGTTTGTAGTATCTACTGTTACTGTAGTGCCGTTTACAGTTAAATTACCAGCTATTGTTACATCTGTACCAAACGTTGAAGTACCACCAATTTGCAATACTGATTGAGTATAGTCTGTTTCGTGTGCGTTAAAATTATAATCAACACCTCCATTGTTAGTTCTTGTCAGTTTCATGTCAGAACTACTGTCATTGAAGAACTGATAAACATCATCATCTCCGTTTATAAATCTTAGAGTAGGTGTATCACCATTACCATCGTCAAGCGTTAAATTTCCTTCCATTACTTTAGCACCAGTAAACGTTTGAGATCCTGACAAGTGTGCTGTATCACTATCAAGATATGCAGAAGAAATAACACCACCGTTCCAAGTTGCACCAGTTATATTTCCAGATATATCTGCATTACCGTTTATGTCTAAAGATCCAGCTGTTAGCGAATTACTACCAGCAGTAACATTGCCTGCAAAAGTTGCGTTTTGCGAAGTATCTATAGTTATTGCTGCTGTGTTATTTGATAAAACCTCAAGATTATGATTACTAGATGTACCAACCCTACCTACACTAGCACCCATTATTTTTGTTGTAGCACCACCGCTTTCAGCCGCTGAAATTGTTGCGTTTGATGCGGTTGCTGTTATATTACCAGACGTAGTTGTAGTCCCAGATATATCAGCGTTACCATTTATATCTAGACTACCAGCTGTTAGTGAGTTAGAACCAACAGAAAGATTACCATATAAAGTATCACCTCCTTTATCTACAAAATATTCGGTCATACCTCTACTGTCGTAGTTGTAAGCGTATATATTCATAACTCTAGGCCCGTTATTACCACTACGTTTACCTAAAGTAAATTTAACAGCGTTTATAGCAGTACCACCATTTGCTATATAAGTGTGATAAAATGTAGATGCAGCACTACTATTTAAAGCTGTTGTATAACTTGAACCGTTATCAGTAGAATATTCTATAAGCATTGAAGAAGGTGCAAAGCTAGAAGCCCCAAAGCTAATACCAAACCTAGTGCCGTAATTAAAAGATCTAGGAAAATCTGTTAATTCTATACTCCATGTAGAACCTGTTATTTCAGCTTGACTAGCGTTAGCTGTACGAGCGCTTGGCTCAAACATTCTAGCGGTTTCATCACTTGTTGGATTAGCACTTAAACCACTGTAAGTAACAGTACCGCCTCTAGCTACAAAGTTAGCAAGATCATTAAATAAATAAGGGTGTATAACAGCAGTGTTGTCTTCTGGTGAGTGAGCTAATAAACTAGATTTTATTTTCGGTTGAGGATCACTTACACTTCCTTGCTGATAAGATGTTCCAGTAGATATATCGCCTTGACTAGATGTAGTTAACTCAACAGCTGTTATAACACCAGAGTGTATTGTACCTATATTTTTTAAGTTTCTACTTAAATCTATAAACTGTGTATTAGTGCCATCACCTATATATAAACCATTTTCACTAGCAGTTGTGCTGTCTGATCTAAATCTAAATTCATTTCTATTTGCCCAAGCAGTATTGTTACCAGGAAAACCGTAAGCGTGAAAACCACTTTCAGCAGCAAAAACAACTGTTTCAGCAATAGTATTTAATTCAGTTTTTAAAGTATCTCCTACATCACCAGCTGTAATAAGAACCATATCATCATGACCAAGTTGTACTGCACCAAGTTGACTTATTCTACTAAGTATTGTTTTTTCTGCACCGTTGTGATCAACTTTTAACAAAGGAACTTCAGTTGTATACTCATCTACATCACCTGCGGGTTCGTAATCAAAAAGTATGTAACCATTTGCTGTTGTGAACGTAAGTTTATTATTTATTGTTGTAGCGCCTAAAGTCATTGTACCGCTAATACTTGGGCTTTCTAAAACTAAGTTTGTGTTTGTACCGCCTAGTGTTAAGGTTCTTGTTGAACTAGAGTCTGCAAATATAGCCATATCTTGCTCAAACCTAATATCTACAGTATTTGTTCCATCACCAATAAACACATCATCACTACCATTACCTAAAAGTATATCACCAACATCATTGCTTATAACTAAATCATCACCTGTTTGTGATATTTTACCAGCATTAGCACCTGCAGTTGTTTTAAACTGTATATCGTTTGCCGCTTCTAAATTTATATTACTTAAAAATTTCGCCATATTTATATTTTATAATCTTCCTGATATTCTTTTTTTACCTAAACTAAAGTTTGCTGATGGTCTTACTGTTACCTTTGCAAAGCCTTTTGGCCACAAATGCGGACCACCTGATGGCGCTTTAGACATAGCCACATGTATATCTTCAGCTTCCCAACCTTCGTGAACTAAATCGTGGTCTTGAAGATAATAACCAAACTTTAAATTATAACTTCTATACTGCGGTTGTACTGTTATTATTTTTGTTTCAAAAGCGCCTATAGCACTTGTAGTGTGTTGTTCGTATTCTATAAAGCCATTACGTAGTTTTCCTTGTGCATCTGTGCTGTTTAAAAAATCTGCTGTTTCATCTGAATCGTTTAAATCTAGCTCATCATTATAAAACTGATGAAGATTTGAGTTTATATCATATGTATTAGCACCAAAAGTTTGATTATGAGCATAACAAGCTATTATATAAGGAGGTGATGATGAATCAATACCTCTACTTGTTCCGTCCCACTCTGTTTCATTTATTCTAATAGTAGATTTTATTTTAACAGTACAGTTTGCAGGTACTTGAAGCAAACCTGTTGCTATTGGATTACCACTCCAAGAAGAAGAATACAAATCTCTAGCTCTTCCTTTTAAACCGTGAAACCTTGTTATATTATAGTATATTTTTATTTTTTCTTGTTCTTTAAAATTATGCTCGTCAAAACAAACATAAGATTTCCAACCAGTTCCACTGCTTCCTCTTAAAGAATTATGTGAACTTGCATGGTTCTGTAAAGTGTTAGGGTATCTTACACCAGTACCAGTTCTATATATACTAGACGTAGCATCCCAGTCATTAGGGTATATTTTAGAATCACACACATATATACTACTATTACTATCAGCTATGTACGTTGCTTGACCATATCTATTAGCAAAAAACCTTCTATAGTTAGGATATATTGAAATACCACCAAAATAAAAAGCATAACTACGTTGGTTTTCACTTCTTAAATACATTGTGTGAGTAGAGTCATTTTGTCTACCAAGATTATATAACAAATAACCATAGTCTTCAGCTCCATAACCTTGTATATAAGAAATTTCATTAGAAAATTGATAAGCACCACCAATTTCAAAACTACAATAATTAGAGTGAGCTATAATATGTCCATGTGATTTTATATAGTATTGCGAGCTCCAGTGCCACATACCTCTACCACTACCAACTATAATATGGTTTCTGTTAACCATACCATAAGGGTGTCTTACAGTAATACTAGGATAATCATTACCGTCTCGGTTATCATTACTAGTTAAATTATAAGCAGTGTAACTACAACCATCTAAATAGTTTTCGCCTGTTTGACTAACACCGTTTGTATTGTGTATTGTATTGCTGCTTGCAGAGCTTCCATCTATAGCTTTGTTATAATAACCATTGTAACCAGCTATGTTTACACCTGATCTAAAATTTGTAGTATCATTGGTATTGTAACCTAAACCTACAAACTCTACGTATTTTATTTTAACTCTTCTTGTTGGCGCATTGTTCCAACCAGTGCTTGTCCAGTATTTAACGTTAAAAAACACTCTTGCTGTGTCTTGATCTCCATCAGCTACATCATTACCGCTAGTATCACAAGCTTTAATAACAACATCTCTTGTCATTTTTACAACAGGTCCACCAACTTCACCATTAAAAAGTATATCTCTATCAACTGTTATTGTTTTAGCACTTGCATCAATACTTGATATTGTGTATATAGCTTTAAGCCTCCATATACCTTCGTTACCACCTAAGTTTGTAGCTCCAAATCCGCTAGTGCTATAATAATAACTAACAAGGTTTCCAGCTCCTGGGTTTGCAAAACTTATGTGTATATAAACTGTGTCTCCAACAGAAAAATCAGTTACATCGTTAAGTGTAATGGTTCTAACACCAGTACCACCTGTATAAGCAGTTGCTACTGCACTTGATAGTCTTCTACAAAACTGACCGTTTTCATGATATTTTTCTGTACCGGTTTCATACACTTTTACACCAACTAAAGAAGGATTGTTATCTACTGAACTACCAAAAGTTATAACATTTTCAGTTATATCTGTAACATCTAATACGTTTCTATTATCACCAGTACCAAATATTAATTTATAACCAACTCTAAAAACACTAGCATCGTCAACTGTTATTGTACTACCGCTAACTGACTGTATCGTTGCTTCAGGACTAACATATCTTTTAACATAAATTCTATTGTTTGAAGTGTCTACATCGTGAACAAAAAAGCATTCATCATTAACCAATGTATAATCACACTCTCTTGTATAAAGCGATATTCTATCGTTGATAGCAAAGTTTGCTGCTGATGTTACGGTAATATAATCAGCATTAGGAGCTTGATTACCATTAACAGTTGTTACTAACGTTGGTTCGCCACCATCTATTTGTACACCACACCATTTTCTAGCATCAACTTGTATACCGTGTTGAGCAGAGTTATCACCTGATATTTTAATTTCAGTGCCACCAACCATACTAAGCAAAGAGCCTGACGTGCTACTACCTTCAACAAACTCACCAGCATCATTATTAGAGTTGCTAGTATTTTTTACAGTCATACGACCGTGTAAGTGCATTTTACCACCATTAGCAAAATGTAAGTTACCATCAATAGTAACATCACCAGTCCTTGTAGACTGTATATTTGTACTTAGTGTAACTTTGTGGCCGTGGGCAATAACTACTAAATCATCAGCCGCAGGTACTGATCCACCAACCCAAGTGCCGGTGTCATGCCAATTACCTGTTTGTGTACTAGTTATCGTCGCCATTTAATACTTCGTTAAATTGTTCTTGGTACTGAGAAACATCTAATGCTATTTCAAAAGACAGAGAGTTACTATCATCAACAACAGTATCGTTGTTAATAACAGCAACTATCTCTTCATCTTTTGTTAAATTTATCTTATTAGTTGTTTTATCGTACTCGATTTTTATTATCATTTAATTTTATTTTGCTATACACACTATGCCATTCTTGTAATCATTGCTCTGTAAGCTCCGTTTGCAACATCTGATCCAAATATTACTTTAATAGTTGTGTCAGAAGGTCTTGTTACATCTACATAAACAGTGTCATAGTTACCACTGTCTTGAACAACTTCAACTTTATAGAATCTACTAGCACCCATACCATGAGTAATTGTCCACTGTGCAGAGTCTGTAGAGTTGCTACTGTTTTCATTTGTAACACCACCAGCGCCGTGTGTTAATTCAACAACTTTAACAGCACCAACTGCACCAGCTGTAATACCAGCGGCAGTACCAGTAGTATTTTGATCACCAGCAGAGTTTACACCAGGTAAATTAATATTAGCAGAACCATCAAATGTTACACCACCAATGGTAACTGCAGCAGCAAGTTTTGTTGCTGTAGCAGCATTACCTGTACATGATCCAGAAGAACCTGTTACGGTTGTTTGAACAACGTTTGGTGAGGTGTTAGTAAAAGTTACTGTACCATCGGCAGTAGTTTCTGTACTAATACCTGTACCACCTGTGAAAGTTAACGTTTCGTTATGCGCTATTACTGTGCTATTAGTGTTTGTATCTACACCAATGTTAAACGTTGTTAACTGATTTGTGTTAGGAATAAATGTTAGGTTGCTTTGCATGTAAGACTCTAGATTTGCTACAGTCATGCTCTTGTTAGTTCCACCAGCACCATCATCAACAATTAATAAGTCAGTAGATTCTGGAGCTGCACCTAAAGCAGTACCACCGTCAATATCAAGATTTGATAATGCTACAGTACCAGTAAAAGATGTTGCTTCTAGAGCTTTGTTAAATACAAACTTATCACCACTACTTCTATATAGTAAAGTTGCAGCTGCACCAGCAACAGTAAGACCAGCATTATCTGCGGCTGCGGCGCTTCCAGCACCTTTAGCTACTGTTATGTTTAGATCTTCAACCTCTAACGTTGCAACGTCTAAAGTTGTTGTAGCTCCTGATACTAGTAAGTCTCCATTAACTGTTAAATCACCAGATATTGTTGTATCTACACTTGTAGCATTACCAATTGTAACGCTCGTATCTATCTGACCTAGTCTTGTTTCAAGATTAGTAACACTTACATCAACGTCTGTATTTGCAATTGTAGTATCAGACCAAGGTACGTTAACTACAAGGTTATCAGCATCGTCAGTTTCAACCTGGTATAATCTATTTGAAGTTGTTGTTATTGATTGAGGTGCTTGAGTTGTTCCAGTAGCACCAACGTTTACGTTAAGTGTATTACCACTTAATGACATACCAGTACCAGCGTCTCTTTGTGTGTTTGTATTAGTTACTTTAGCGTCGTTTAGCGCTACTCTGTTTTCTAGTTTACCAAATGCTGTTATTATAGTATCGGTAGCAGCAAGTGTTCCACCTGACCCTGTATTTAGTCCAGTTAGCACTTTACCAATAACACCAGCGTTATTAAGTTGAGTGTTAGTATCAGTAGATGTTATAGTTACGACACCAGCATTTTCAGCTAATGTTACGTTTGTACCTCCAATTAATTTCAACTCTTCAGTAGAGCCCATTGTTTCGTTAGCAGTACCATCGTTGGTTGTATCAACTTTTATAGTTCTAAAAGTATTGGTGTTAGTGTTAACCCAAGGCACGTTAACAACCATCTTGTCGTTTTCAGTTAGTTGAACTCCATACCATCTACTAGCTGTAGCTGTAATCGCGTTAACACCAGATTCGGTTACATCAGTGTCAGAAAATATTTTTACTATACCAGCGTCACTTGTTGTCGCTATATCGTTGTCGCCAAGAGTAAAAAAATCACTATTACCACTTCCTGTGTAAACTCTTACAGAATTACTAGTATCGTGATAATGTATAATACCTTTGGCCTGTGTAGGTGAATCAGTAATTTCTAACTTTGTATTTAGAAGCTGATTACCGTTAAGATTTAAATGATTTAAAAATTTAGGCATTGTTTTTTGTTTTTGTTAGTTAGTTTAAATATGCAAATCCTGAAACTGCTCCAGAAAATGATATTGTTAAATTGTTTTTATCTGTATGTGAAACATCAGCTTCTACCTGTTCACCAGCAGCAGTAGTTATCATCACTGAAGGAAACTTGTTAAGGTTATGTGCGATTGTCCACGTCGCGGCGCCAGTGTTTTGTAAAAAAGTAAAATCCTTATCTTGAGCGCCAGCGAAAAGGACTACCATATAATTAAACTCATTAGTAAGATTTCCATTGCCACTTTTGTATATAAGTGTTAAATCAAAAAAATCTGTTTCTGAGCTATCTTGTACAACAGCTGTGCATGTATAAACACCATAGTTATTAGTGTTTTTAATATCAGCTATTAAAATTTCTTTATCTACAAACTCTGTGTAAAAGTTTTGTAGTGTGTTATTACCACCATGTTTAAACTTGCTTAACTTTATAGTAGTTACAGATGAGAAAGCAAAGTTAGTGTTAGGTGTATTTATTGTTATACTACCAGAAGGTCTAGAACCACTGTAAGCATTGTTAAAATATCTATATGGTATTTGACCACTTATACCTATAGCGCCAGTAAAGGAATAATGCGTAGCAATATCACCTAGTGTAAAATTCTTTACCTCTCCAGTTGGTGAACTACCAAGCATTTTATCTGTATTCTCTGGAGTAGAGTCTACAGCATAAGTTCCTATTCTAGCCATTTATTTTTTTACTTTTTCAAGAGATCGACCGCCAAAGTAAGCACCGATCACAGTTATTAATACTAATTGTAATAAATCAGTCCATTTGTCTTGTACTTGAAAACTTAAAACACCAGCATCAATAAATATTAGTAATACAGTTGCTACTACTAAAAACACTAATACTAGCGGTCTTATATTTTTACTAAGCCACGAGTCAGACTGCATGTCCATTTTCCATCTTTGAGTTATTTGCTTTTGCATTTCAGCCTCATAACCCATTATCATATCTTTTATTTTAGCCTGTGCTTCGAGTTTTTCTTGTTTAGTCGTGGTGAGGTTATCTAAAACCCCACCCACGCTATTAACAAGATTAGCTGCACCTGCAGATAATAATTTATTTATCATTTATTTTTTCTTCTTTTTCTTTTTCATCATTTTGCTTTTCATTCCTCCACTTTTTGTTTTGGACTTTTTTCCTTTTGCGTATGGCATAATTTTATCTGTTTTTGTCTTTAATCATATCGTCAATAGCTTTATTATAAACTTTATCAGTGTATGATCGGTTATTAAAAAATACACTTCTTTCTGAAAAAGGTAAATCTTCTTCTGCCAGAAGTATTCTATACAATCTGCTAATGAGTTGAGAACATTTAAACGATGTTTTAAAAACAGAGTATTTAATAGTAGTTCTATTACGATGTCTCCATGTTTCAATCCAACCGTCTCTTCTCAATCTCTCCCACCTGTTTTTATCCCACGAATACGTATACGTACCGTCGATAAACTCTTTACGTGTGAATCTACCTTTACAATCAAGGTATATTAACAACTCTAAGTCTGCGTCTTTTAAACTATATGTTTTACAAGCCCATTTACGCACAAGCCTGTAATATTTTAAAAGATTAATATCTCTAAGATCTTGCGCTGTTAGCTTCATTCAACTACAACAATATCTCTTATAGTTATTACATAATACATTTGATCTTTATGATCTATACCAAAACCAGCGTGTTTGTCATATCTTACAATATCTCCTTCGCTTAAACCTTCTACAAGGTTTCCACAAGATATAACCTTTGCTCTTAAGTACCTATTGTCAGTGTCTGTATTTTCTGTTAATAACAAGCCAGACTCAGTTTTTCTTTCTTCTTTTAGCTTGTCAACTATTACAAAATTATTTATCGCCCTCATCTAGTCTCATATTTGAAATTACACAATCTGCAGAAACAATAGTTGATACTACACTCACTGCATTTTTGAGCGCCGATTTTGTAACCAAAACCGGATCTATAATACCACAATCAATCATATTAACTTTTTCACCAGTTACAACATCAATACCTTTACCTTGTGTGTTAACCATATTAGGTCTTTCAATACCGGCATTGTCTAATATTGTTATGTAAGGTGAAACTATAGATTTTAATAATATTTCTTCACCCACCGCGTCAGCGGTGATTTTTGTAGAAGCATCTAACAAAGCTACACCACCACCTGATACTATACCTTCTTTCAAAGCAGCTTTAGTAGCGTATATTGCATCTTCTACTCTATCTTTCTTTTCTTTTAATTCTACTTTAGAATTAGCACCCACTTTGATGATTCCAACACTACCCGATAACATAGACAGTCTTTGTTCCAGTTTTTTCTTAATGAAACCATTTTTTTCGTTAGAAATGAGTTTTGATACGTGTTTGATTCTTTCGGGTAAAGCCTGTTGAACATCATCTATTGTGGTTATTACTGTTGTTTTTTCTTCTGTAACAGACAAAGCAGCTTCACCTAAGTGTTCTGGTGATATAAGGTCTAAATCATCACCAAGTTGTTCATCTATTACTGTTGCACCTGTTAGTACAGCTAAATCTTCACATGTATTTCTTTTAGTAGGACCAAAGCCTGGTAAGTCAACCACATTAACTTTTATGTTACCTTTCACTTTGTTTGTTAGCAAAGCTGCTTTTACCTGCTGAGCAACTGGCGCTACTATTAATAAAGATCTGTTTTTCTTTATAACATGCTCTAAAACGTTTTGTATACGTCTTATATTTGGTATTTCACTGTAAACTATTAGTACATGTGGGTTATCTAGCTCACATTTGTGTTTTTCTGTGTTTGTTACCCAATGTGGTGATGTTAAACCAACATCTAACTGCACACCTTCAACAACATCTACATAAGTTTCGTTAGTTTCGCTCTCTTCCATAAAAACTACGCCGTTTTTACCAACTTTTGAGTATGCTTCTGCTATAATTTTGCCAAGTTCTGCGTCATTATTGCAAGATATTGTGCTTACGGCGTTCAAAAGATCATCTTTAACGTCTATTTTAACACTATTTAAGTAATTATTGACTTTTTCTAGTCCAGAATTAAGACCTTGTTTAATTTCTCTTATAGAAACGTCTTTATAAGTGTCACTATTTATAGTTTTTATTAGTGATTCAGCAAGGACAGTAGCCGTAGTGGTACCGTCACCTGCTTCTCTCACTGTATTTTGCGCAGCTTCTTTAATTAAAGTTGCACCTATGTTTTCAACCGGATCATATAAGACTACGCTTTGCGCCACGGTTACACCATCTTTTGTTATGACCGGTTTGCCGCGTCCATCTTCGTACACTACGCACTTACCAGAAGCGCCTAACGTGGACTTTACGGCTTTAGCTAGCTTTTCCACACCAGCAATTACTTTTTTCTTAGCGTCATTGCCAAAGTCTAACGACTTAACAATCTCGCTAGGGTTGTTATATTCCATATTAAATTTAATTTGATTTGATTAGTTATTGATTATTCAAAAGTTTTTACAACCTTTGGGCCTTTTGATGCCTCTAACTTTTTTGAGAAGTGGTCGATGCTTCCGTCAATTGCTGCTTCTGCACCTTCTATGGTTTCTCGTCTAGTTACGTCGTGCCATGTATTATCTTTTACATGTTTGCACTCTGTTTGGTAATATCCATTTGGCAGTTGTACTATTCTCCAGTTGCTTTTAGCAGCTAAGTGTTTCCATTGCTCAATTGTTTCATTACTCGGTTTTTGGTTGCCAGTAGTTAATGTACTGGTCTTGTAGTATAAATAAGTCATTTTGGTTTTATTTTTTGGTTAATATTGACTTGGTCTAGGGTGTCTCCCTATTTTTTCTTAGGCTTTGTGTGTCCGTAGCCTTTTTTCTTTAGCTCTAAATGTTTCTTATGAGTTCTAGCCATTATAGCACTTTTACCCTTGTACATCATATGAGGTTTAAATTTCTTTTTCATCTTTTTTTCTTTTCTTTTTTAGTTCCTTTGCCGTCGTTACCTCTGTTTTTCTTTACAGATTTAAACTTTTTATCTTTGTGATCGTAATCTTTACCTTTTATGTTTTTACCTGCTTTTTTAGCAGCTCTACGCTTTCTTTGGTTTTCGGCACGCATCTTTTCACGCCTGCGAGAGTTTGCAGCTTTTAGATCTCTTCTTTTTTTAGATGCCTTTGCTTTCTTTGATAGTTTCTGTGCCATAGCTATATTATTACATAGTAAAGCGAAAAGTTAAAAGTGTGACACTAGGTAGTTACTAAGTATATTTTATAGGCTAATGTCACAAAAAAAGCATTATAAATATAGGGGTATAGTGTTACCCCCTATGTTATTGATTATCAATCATTTACAAAACTGTTTACGTTTAGCCGGGGCCCCCCTCGTTTAAACATAATATTTTAAATTTTTTACATTTTTATATATTTTTATAATGACTATTTTTTTTACAAACTAAATACATACGTATATAGATAATAATAATGTAAATAAAATATAAAATAATTACAAAATGAGAGAAGTCGCGGAATATATACTAACTAAAATTTATAACTAAACAAAGTATATACTTTTACAATGTAAATACGACACTCAAAAGATAATATAATCAAACAATGTATAACTAATAAATATAATATGAAATTAAATAGTAAAAGATTTGTAATAAGAAAATCTCTAATCGGTAAAAACGCAGTAATAACAGTTAACTTCACAAATGGCAAAAGTGCTACTTATAATCACGACAAAGTGTACGAAGTTATGAAAGACAAACTCGAGCAAATGAATTGCTTCGCAAAGTACAAGTCATATACTGCTTCTAACAATGTACCAGTAATTGCTCGTCCAATTTGCGAGTAGTAAAATCAAAGTCGTAGTTCCACTTGTTTAGCGACTATAAACAATACGAATGAGTACAGTAGTCATGGTGCCGAGGTGTGTTCGATTCACACGCTACTACAAAAATATGTAATATGAGTAGACAAATGAAAATGACACCTTTTTTAATAAAGTTGTTAAAAGAAAAACAAAGTAAAACTAATAGAATTAAATAATATGATAGTAAGAAAAGTAGGTGGACTATGGATAGTTCAAGCAAAAACAAGTCAACAAATAGTATTCTCACACAAGTCAAGAATGGCGTGTTACGAGTGGATGTTTAAAGATGTACACTATGCGTAAAGTAACAGATAACTATACAGCAGAAGTAATAATATTGTTAGTAATATTACTAATGATTTTTACAAAATAAAAACAACTAGAGTTAGATAATATAATAAAATTACAATATGAATAAAATAAAATTCCTTAAAAACAATAAAATTAAACTAAATACTACAACTTATAAACCATACACTATTTGTCAACTCGCCGACACTAAATTCGGCTTAACTGACACTGACGGTAATTCTTATATCACTGAATGGTTTAACTACAAAGGCTTCACTTATGTCGCAGAATAAATTACACTTAACAATAACAAAATCAGGCGATAGTTACTGCGTAGAAATGCGAGACCACTACTGCAACTACTGTTGTGTATACGAGCCAAGTGTAAAACTAGCAATGATGTACGCGGAAATATGGTTCGCTGAAGCAGACAAGCGTGAAGAAGCTAATAAAATACATGGCAAAGCTGTACTAGCAATGCAAAAAATTGACAAAGAAGCTGGTATACTAACCGGTAACTATGATGGACTAGACTAAATAATATGAAATACGAGCACGAAATAACTTTTAACGACCACTCAATACAATACTTAGAGTCAGAAACTAACTACTTATCTGACATAGACAAAGAATTTTTAGAAGAAGTTGGCGTTGATTTAACTACTATAAAAGAAATAAACACTTATAAATTATGAAAACAATATACAAAGGCGACTCACGCTATGAGAAAATATATGAGCAGATGCAACTACTTGGTATACAAGATGTTAGCTCACCAAGACAAGTAAAAAACGGTACAATAGTATGGCGACTACCAATACTATCAGACAAGAAAAATACATACCTCGAGTACGCTGCGTTTGCAAGCGGTTACGTAAGAAATCAAGGTGTAGACTGTCACAGTAATTGGCAATGTAACAAGCGAATACCAGCAGATGGTTACTACCCAGAGTATAAGTTTGTTGATGGCAAGCAAGTAAAAACAGGTAAATACCTGAAGTGGCAAACACGTACTTGCGAACTAATACCAAATGAAATCGATAGACTCGAGTATATGCTGAAGTATGTAATCAAGAACGAGTTTATCAAGCGTGCGAATACAGTACAGCAAGGTAATTTTATACCAAAATGGAAGCATCAAGACTTACTTGGTGCTATGGAAGCACAATGTGAAGACTGCGAAGTAAAATCAGTGCAAGTAATAATAGATGGACATAAATATAAAGTAATATGAAGAATAATAGATTAAAAACAATGAACTGTATAACAGTATTAGATTTTGAAACAGGTTATGTACACCAATATGACATTGGTTTTCAAGTAAATAAATTAGGTTGGAATCCTGACTGTGAGTCTTGTGAAGAATACTTAACAAGCAAAGGTCACAACTTAGCTAATATAAACTGGATGGTGCATAACAACGAGGAAATAATTACAAAATAAATACAACACACTACAGATAATATATATAAATAATATAATATGCAATGTAAATGTAACAATATAATACCTCAAGGCCGTGTTAATCTTGGCTACAAAGTGTGCGTTGACTGCTCTACGACCGAGCAATACGGTTGCGCACCACTAATCAACCACAAAACCGGTAATTCCATACAGATTATGTCAAGCAGTGACGCTGCGCGCATAGCTAAGTTAACTCGCCGCAGAGGTTATGGCACAATGTTAAGTTAATAAATATGAAAATAAATGAAAAAACGTGGCCTTCAATAGAAGCCAGAATGAATCAAATATATGAAGAAGAAAAAATTAAATTCCAAAAATCCGAAATACATGGACAAAAGCCTGTTAACAGACAGGAAAGTAATAAAAAGAGTAAAAATAGCCAACGTCAAAGGTGTTAAAATATCAGGCGTTTGGTATGAAGATGCTTAGTTAGCATTGTTTTCATGAGGCGAGGGTGGTAGCGCGTGAGACGTGTAGTTCCTTGCATCGAAGTACAGTCACAGCTTGAAATATAGTGCACGGCTGAGAAGATCATAAGTGAACATCTTACTCACTTGGCAGAACGGCAGGATAAAGCAGATATACAACTTAAAGATAGGAACGTACTACTCGGTTGTATCGAACCACACCTGCCCCGCCTCTTTTTTTACAAACTAAATACAATAATAGAAAGATAATATAATTGAATATGAAAAAATTAACAACCGAAAAGGTAAAAAAATATATGGCTTGGCGAACTGACGAGCCAATGAGACATGATGCTGAGAGATTAGCTCATGCCTGCAATCAAGTTGCTATCGAGTTTCAACACGATAATGCTCTTGACTTGCTTAAGCTGTTGTGCTTCAACGATGCTATACACAGCCTGCACACTCACAGCTACAGTTTTAACACTGCAACAGGTAGACACTTAATAAATAGACTAAAAGAATATTACTATGAGCAAACAGAATACTAAATTACCTAAATGGTTTAAAGGCCAAATATATGACAAAGGCGACACAGTAAAAAATCCTTTTAGCGGAGAGACCTGTGAACTAAGCAATGTAGAATTATCTATGTATGATTTTATTATTGGCAGTCAAATAGTTTTTGAAATGCAACCAAAAACTATAAACAGTCAAATGATAGAAGACTTTCACAGAGGTTTAGCATGGTTTAGAAAAAACAACATGGATGCTTATTGGAAACTATTAGACTAATGACGTTTGCAATATGTTGCTGGTTAGCACTTATAATATGGTGCATAATAGAAACTTTTTTAACAATTAAAAATAGAAATTAATATGAATATAACTCAAGAAGAATTTGACGCTTACGTAAAAGTACAAATGTCAGGCGTAACTAATATGTTTAATGTATCAGTAGTATCAGACTACTCAGGATTAAGCAAAGATAAAATAATTGAAATAATGTCTAACTATAATACATTAGCACAAAAATATGGCAACTAGATCAAGTATAAGATTTGCCACGCGTGAGCCTGGTGTTAACTTTAATTTAATGCCTGAAAAAGTACACGCTAATTTTTACGCACACTGGGATGGTTATCCATCACACAGAGGTGTAGAAATAGCTGAGTCATTGTTAGGCAAAGGTAAAATTGAAGGTTGGGAGGTTGAATCTTTAACTCACAACCATACTGACCTTGAACATATATACTACGTATGGCAAGCGCCGGGTAAAGACACGTGGATTAGTATATTTAGTAGACATGGCTGGACAGATACAGCTGATGACTGGCTATGTACTTTTGTTGGCACACCTGAAATGTTAATTCAAAAATACAAAACAAAAACAGATGACGAAAGATAATATAAATGAACTAGCTAATTTAATTGTTAGTAAATTAATATCACAAACAAAGTCAATGGACGAATTTATACAAGAAATCGAACAAAAATCTGTTATTGATACACTAGAACTAGACGAAGAGTGCCTAACACTAGGCGAAGTTGCTAGACTGTATACTATGATGGATATATGTAAACAAGATGAACAGTATGAAAAATGTGCCATAATTAAATCAGAAATAGATAGATGCAAACAAATACTAAAAAAATACAAATGAGAAAAAAACCAATGTTAGCTTACCCTGTAAGCGATAAACCAATAGACTATACTAAACCAGTATTTATACAACCAAAGCTTGACGGCGTTAGGTGTTTGATACAGTATGAAGGTGGTGGTATATGCAAAGCATATTCACGCACAGGTAAAGTATGGCAAAACATTGACCATATACTAATAGAAC